CCGGCTGCCATGTTGGTACCTGCGGAATCCTTGAAGCCAATCGCAGTGCCTGGGGTCGGGAAGGCCGAACCAAAGTTCGATGACGTTCCACCAAAGGCAATACTGGACGCCACCATATTGACACGTATCGCTTTATTGGTGACATCCCCAGGTTTGACGATGGCGTTCGTGTCATCAACGGTGGTGGTGGGCCATGCGGAGGACCCGGCTGCGGGCGCTCCCTGGTTGGCAGTGACCGTGCCGCTAACAGGGATCGTACCCGAAATACCGACCGTCCCCGTCACCGCCACCGTGCCGGATACCGGCAACGTGCCGGTGACCAGCTGCTCTCCAGCCTGACCGCCGATATCCAGCTGCATGACCTGGGTCTTCGCAGCCCCCCGGTCGATGGTCCGGATGGTATTGCCACCAGCGCCGGTATTCAGGACGGTGTTGTCCGCCATCTAGCTCTCCTTTGTCACCAAGCGGGGCGATGACTGACCCGACGCCTTGCGGCCTGCGGGGTTGACTTGCATCCCCAGGCCCATCTGTTGCTCTTGAACCAACCGATCGGTAATCGAATTCGCTCCCGGAGGCGGGGTCCCCACATTCGGGATACCCAGGACATCCAGAAGGGTCCAGTGATCAATCAGACCCGCTCGCGATAGCTGCAGGTACATCAGCTTCCGCTGGATTTCGGAAGCGGCCAGGAGACTGCCCGGAGCCACATGAAAGGAGAATTGGCGGAGAAATTCGCGTGCCCGGTCATAGCGTGGGAGTGGCCCCCGCATCAACGAGCCCGACACGATGTTACCATCTCTGTCAAAGTCTTCTGGGTCCACGAAGTCCGGGATCATGTTTCCAGGATCGAAATCGAAATCCTGCTGGGTCACGCCATCGCCACCCAGGATCTGTAGCCGTCGGGGAGTGGTGTAGAACTGGGCGTAGTTATAGGCCATCATTGTGGCGTACTCGCGCATGAAGACTTCGATCACGCGGGAGCGCATACGCCATGTGAGCGACATCGACTCCATCAGCTGCTCCACGGTATCCGGGGATGGCATCTGGTTCAACTTCATCAGGTTCGAGATATCTTGAGTCCCGGAAAGTTCTTTGATCTTGGCCTCGTAATACTCAATCCCTTTCCAGAAGTCGGCGGGTAGGGGATCGGGACCGACAATCTCCAGGCCCTTCCCCATGGAGGGGTTGATCCTGAACTTCTTCCCCGCGCGGCGGGTATCGGTCCGATCCACCAGATGCTGTGAGATGGAGTTCTTGTCCGCAATGATATCGGGACGGGCCAGCCGCTCGGACCAGTCATCAAAGACACGCAGCAGTTTGTTCAGCGCTTTATTCAGCGAGATGAGATCCCAGAGTGGGGCTTTACCGAGATAGGACCATGGCACCGGGTCGAGTGTCAGCTTCGGATACGGAAACAGCCCATGCCACCAGGGCGACGGCCCGTCATAGAGAGGCTCCGGCAGCCCATTCACGAACACGATCATCCGTTTGCGGGGATAGAGGCGGTCGCCTCTCTTCACCTTATAGGACCAGTTGTTCAGCGGCTTATCGCCATCGAAGGAACCCATGCGGGTATCGGTGGAAGCCTCGGACTGGTCATCAATATAAACGGTGTAGAGATCGGTGGTGGGGATGCGCGGGATCTCTTTCTGGGCCTGCTCGCCGAACAGGCGCTGCTTGAAGGGGGAGTTGCCCATCTTCTCCAGGAGCGCGCCCACGCGCGTATTCCGCAACGAAGCTCCGGAGGTCGAACCATCCCGGTCGGCCTGGATGTATTTCAGGAGATCCGGGCGTTCATAGACGGTCTTGGTCAGATAGCGGATGTAATTGGTCGAGCGCGCTTTGCGCGAGATCACCCCATAGCAGTCCTGGATGGACGGGGAAGATGTCGGTCGTATAGGGAGCACATCCCGTGGGTCCCAGGCTTCCGCCTTAAAATCTTCAATCTGGGTATCCCAATAGGGTTCTAAGTAGGACGTGCCGCAGGCGATGGCATACTGCGCCCCATAGAAGAACGACATATCCATCTGGCGGCTGATCCAGGAATGTTCCGACAAATGCCCATAGATGGCGCAATGTTGCTCAAAGCGCTTGTTGTAGGTGCGGTACTCCCAGAAGGGCTTGACATCGGTCAGCCCGGAGGCCATATCGAAGAACACTTTTGAAAGCTGGTTGCACTCGGTAGAGGAGAGGGTGGCGGAGCGCATGTCAGAGGTGAGACCCATGATCGCATTCACAGCCTCATCGCATTTGTTATAACCGTGTTGCGAGCGAAGGAAGTCGTCGGATTCGGTGATCGCTTCCTTACACCATCCAATCACCCGGTAGCCGTAACTGTCCGTGCTTTGCGGTACCTTGTCATCGGGCATCAGTCCGTCTTTCCATTACGGTCGTAGTGACGGCGTTCATTCATGACTTGGTGTTTCTTTTCGAAAGCACCCAGTTCTCGGGGTGAGATAGATACTCGTTCATAGCCTCGGCGTAGGAGTCGCTCCGGCACAGGCTGATCAGCCCTTCCCGGATATTGGATACGCCCTCCTTCAGCGTGGGAAATGTAGACGACAGCATTCTCAGCTGCTGATCCACCTGGAGATGGAGCAGCAGTAAGCGTGTAGACTCTTTCTTTCGTGCCGCCGCAGATACACGGCGTGCCGTCTTCGGTCGACCAGACGTCTTCATAGAGTTCCTCACATTGGTTGCAGCGGACGTCAACGTAGACCGACATATTCTTCCAGTTGCCTCTTGATGATCCAGGGGAGGAAGCGGTCAAAGGACATGCCGATCGCGCGGGTCTTGAGACGGTCCAGGAGATAGGGAGTCAGCGCGATGGGAGTCGAGTCAATCTCAAATTCGAGCGCATGTTCCACATTGCGGATGAGATCCGCCGCGCTATTCAGGTTCTTGCCAAAGAGGGTTTCGAGTTTCCTACGGGATTCCCCGTCAATGAGAATGGATTTCTCGACTCCATCGGCTCCAGTCGATGCCAGAAGTTTCTCGATCTCCTGGCGTGCTTCCGGGGATAGCTGGTCCAGTAGATTCATGCGATGACTGTATCATAGTGCTGCAAGCGCTATATGGAGAACCGTCCAAATGTCTGGGATTCAATCCCCCAGGCTGGTCGGCAATGAGGGTCTCGTGGCAGTAATAACAGGTGGTGCTGCGTCCCTGTAAGTTATGGTCTATGCGCTGCCTTGGTCCACGTCGCTCGTGAGTTCGTCCCATCGCTCGTCAAAAGCCTCAATCAAACGGTCACTGGAAATATCGGTCGCCTGCCATTCCACAATCGGTCCCTGCTCCACCCGGGATTTGACATTATCGGTGGAGAAGGTCCAGTTGTGACCCGCCCAGAGGGCGAGAAGGCACGCCGTGGCCCGGTCGTCCTTGCCTGCGGCAGAACCGGCTTGGCCGCGCTGGCGCACCATATCCATTTCACAGTCGGCCAATTCTTCAGTCAGATACGGGGATTTGAAGATCAGCTGCTTCCGGTGAATGAGCCGGAGTCCCCGGGTCCACAGATGCTGCATCGACTGTTTGGTGGAGTACCAACCATAGTCGAATTTGGAGTGCTCGGAGGGCATCCCGGTATCCAAGAACTGCCACCTATAGAAGTTCGAATAGCCATAGGTCTCCATCATGGAGCGCTGGGTCGGGCCTCCGGGGCCGGGGTAGACCTCAATAATGGCCAGGGCCTGCCCGTCTTCATTCTTGCCGCCATACATCCGACCTAAGGCGTTTGCCACCTTCGCGAGATCATAGGGATCGATCGGGGCCGCATACTCCGCCACCTGATAATCCGGACGGAAGGCTTCTTCCCCCGGCTCCCCGCGCCCCAGGCGAATCACTTCAATCGCGCCATTATCGGTATCGGTATCGTCGTCAATGCGGGTGTAGCGGTTCCAGCCGGTTCTTCCTTGCGCAGCGTCCACCCCCATCACATAACGGGCTCTCGGGTTCGGGGGTTCCCAGAGAAAGATCAGACCCCGGGGATCGCCATCGTAGGCGTCATCGGTGGATTTCGCGATGCGGGTGTTCCCGCCAATGCGAAATTCCGAGGGCGGCTCCATCTTCATTCCGTGATCCGGTGAGACACTAATGCGCGATAGGAGGTCACGTAAGTCAATCGTGACGGCGTCGTGCATGGGCCACAGACAAAGGAGCCGTCGTCGTAGGCCCGACCCTCGCGCAGGATGTCCCTGAAGGAACGGCGAATGTCGCCACAGATCTGACAACGGGCCGGTGATACCTTAAACCAGCGTCTCATAAGCCATCGACCTCATAGGCAATCCCCTCGGTGGAGGTGGTTCGCATCCAGTCGAGGATGTCGCTCCGCACGGCGGATTGCGTTGTGCTTTGAAAGGACTGTTCCGGGGTGATCGAATAATTCGAGAGGAACAGGTTTAAGGAATTGTTCTCCAGCGCCTCGTTATACATCGATTCCCACCAATAGAGCTGATCGCGTTCCAGGGTCACGGGCTTTCCAACCAGCTCTTCGGAGGTATTGTAAACCTTCCAGGCGGTTTGCAGCGTCTGTTCATTCGGTTTCCAGCCGTCGGGAGGATGGCGGCGGTACTTCTTCGGTTCCGCATAGAAGGGCACGAACATATAGGACCAGCGCGGCATCCTCTTCTTGCGGCAGCGTTCGGCAAAGGCATACCACCAGTTCTTGCGTCCCTGGGGTGTGGTTTCCAGAATACAGAAGGAATAGGGGTGCTGGGGAATGGTCGGGAGAAAGTCCAATTCAATCTGACGGGGGTAGGGAAACTGGGAGACCTCCGTCAAGTGAGAGACATCAAACTGACGCCCGGTACCAATCCCGGACTGCTGCTTGCCATGCTGGTAGAGAATGCGCGATCCGTGCTCTTCGCCAAATTGGATGTGCTCGGCTTTCTTATCGAAGCCAGTCGAACGGTCGCCCCAGCCTGCGGGCTTCAGGAAGAACGGCAGGTGGTCGAGGATCAACTTATCGCGGCTGTAGAGTTCTAAGGTTTTGTCTTCATCGACCGACGCCGACATGGCGCGGGTATGGGGCCAGAATACGAGCCGATGGCAGATGATGGCCCTGGCGATCATCGTATGGCCGAGCTGTCGGCCTCCTTTATTATCCGCGATCAGGATGCCATCGCAGGGGTAGCCCTTGTCGTAGTAGTCGATATTCTTCTCTTCGAGCTTCGCGATGAGGTTCAAGAGAATCTGCTGGGACTCCCAGAAAGTTTGGGAGAAGGGGCCCACCCCTCCGCCTTCCACCCCATCGCGCTCAATCTGGAAATAGCGCAAGGCGTAATAGAAATCCTGCTGGGAGAGGACCTGTTCATTGCGGATGAAGGCCAGATCGTCATGGGTGGGACGGAGCTTCCGCTTCTCGACATAGGCCGCCAGTTCCCAGGATTCCTCCTGGGTGTAGCGGTGGAGCTTGACGCCCAGCTCGGCTTCAATCTTTTCGCAATGCTTCGTCGTTATCGTCGCGCTGTACATCTTCTCTTCGATAGCGGTCCACGGTCTCGCGGATGAAATCCTCTTCTTCGTCCGTATAGGAGAGGGTGGGGGGCGGGCCGGACGTATCGGTCTTGGGCGGTCTCAGGTAGATCCGCTTTTCAGCGAGTTCGGCTTCCCAGCACTCGGCTAGTCTCTCTAACTGGTCTCGGATCAAACGGAGTTCCTTGACGACGGGCTTTAACCTCAGGAAGGTGACATTCATAGTGGTGGTTCCAATCCTTACTACACGTCAGGCAGACCGAGAATACCGGAGGAGCCCGCCGTATTTCCACCTTCGTGATCCGGATATTGTCCTGCATGCAGGAGCATTGGGGGGAATCGGCCCAGTGCCAGATGTTATCCCAGGAGCGGACCCATTCGCGGCCTTCGTGGAGGCGACTCAGCTCATCGTGGAAGCTTAGTGGCAAGTCCGGTGTCCACGTCGTAGATTTCTTTGGATCGCTCATATCGCTCACGGGGTTTGTCCTCATATTGTTTGATCTCGGGGGGCGGGAGGAATCGGGGGGAGACGAGAACCCAGGCATGGGTTGAGAGTCCGGGGACCTTGCCGGAATAGGGGACACCCAGCATCCCGATAAAGTGAGGCGCATCGCCATTGAAGATGGTATCGGCAATTCCCTGGTAGAGGGGGTTCGGCCCCAGTCCCGGCATGGGCAGCCCGGAATGGGGGTTCTTGGTGGACCAGGGGTGCCAGTAGCACCAACGTCCGGCGACCTTGCCGGAGACAATATCGATGCGCTGCCAGACGCGGGGTGGCTCGTTTGCGACTTCCTGGATATACTTGCCCCCGAGGGGATACTCCGTGGGAAGGTCCGCCGTCAGGGAAGCGACGTCGGACTGATCCGACGCTTGCTGCCAGTCCTTAACTTTCAGATTTTCCATCGCTAGACACTACCTCTGCTTCAATCGTTTTGTCGAGCACAATAGATCGAGTGCGCTTCAGCATCTGTTCCAGTTTCGCATCCCCAATATGGATGTTGGTCTGGACGGCGACATTGGGGGCCTGACCGGTGAGCTTCGCGGATTCAAACACCAGATCCCGGGCATGGCGGTCGCCGACCTTCTTGATATAGCGCTGCCCCTCGCACAAAGGACACTCGCGGCCTTCCTCCTCATTCACGGCAATGGTTCCCAGCGCGTCACACCTTGGGCAGGGTTGGACGGTCGTTTTTGCATCCTCGGCCACATCCGACATGATCTGGGGCAGCTCATTCATCATCTTCAAGAGGCCGATATGTCTCATACCGTCGGAATAGAGGGCCTGGATCTCCTGGAGGGGGATCTGCGCCTTGCGGAGAAGCGAGGAGAAGGAGTACTTCCGGTAGGCGGGATCGACCATGAGTCCAAAGAGGATTTGATACTTGGGGAGGTCGTTGGAATCGAGGAATAGGCGGAGGGCTTCCATATTGATGGATTTCTCAAATCTCTTCACGGCCTTGTCGGCGGGAGGGTAGGCCGGAACCTTTCTACCGTACCTATCTTTCTTCGCTTTCTTCTTCACCCGATGATCCTTTCAAAGCTGTAAGACTCCCGGATATTCCAATAGAAGTAAGAACCATGGGACGGGGCATCCATCAGACCATTCGCCACTTCCAGGGGAACCTGATAATAACGATAGACCGAGCCATCGAGGAAGGCGACATCGAGTTCATTGGTGTCGAGGTTATAGCTCACCGCAGCCAGATTCGAGGATTCGACCTGGAGGAACTTGGCTCCCAGGGCCTCAATCTCGGCTGCGGTGGAGGTCCCCATCCACTGGGAGAGCAGATCTCGCATAATGTCATTTCTCGACATCTAGCCTCAATATACGCTCATTCCCATAAGAGGAGATTCTTTTTCGACACAGCACCCAGTAGGTTTCCGAGCGCCTTCCGGCTTTGAAGTTATGCCCGAATAGGGGTTCCCAGCCCTCCATGAGGGGGAGGGTGTGATCCAGGCGCACATCATGATCATTCCATTTGAAGGAGAGCATGGCCTGGGGGGTAGAAACCCGGTAGGCTTCCAGGCTGGATTGATGGATCAGGTCCTTGATCTCGGTTCCGGACAGGGAGCCGTAGTACTTCGCCATCATGGAAGATTCCCCGTGGACCATATGGGGAGGATCGAAGACGATGAGATCAAATAAGCCGTCCGGGAAGGGGAGATGGTGGGAATCCGCAACCACGTCCGGGAACATCTCCGGACGTTTATCGATGAAGACCGTATCCGGATAGAGACGCTGGAACCAGATATTCCGTTTCCCGGCGCTCATATCGAGGATTTTCACTGAGAAAACAGCTCAATGATGGTTGAATCCGAGAGGTCTCCGCCAAGCGATGGGTCTTTCATAATATAGCGGGCTGTTCCTAATGTCATGATTCCATAGGAAGGCGGGCCATTACTGAGACTGCTATCCAGCGCATCGTGATACGCCTTCTCCAGACACGCAAAATCGATTGAATCGCTCATAATGGGTATATTTGTACCATAAAAACACCAAAACCGGAGCTTTTGACCCCGGTTTCGATGCCGATTTGCATGTGAGAGTTTACTTCAGACTTGCCAAACGTATCTCAAAAGATGTAGAAGTGTCAACATGCAATCGATGCTGCATGGTGAGAGTCCATCCCGCCTGAAGCTGGAAGCCAGAAACCCGACAAGTTTTCTCGGGGATAGAGATCATGGCTACGGTCAAATTGGAACCTTTGGTGTATCGGGTAATAGTCACCGTAACCCATTCCTCGGCCCCTGGCCGGGAGATTCACAGGGCGATTCGCTAGACACGCGCTTTAATCCTATAAGAAGCGCGAGGCTCTCGTAACTCACGGAAAGAAATCGGGTTACCCGTGAAGAGCCTCTGATGCGATCCCAAGCTGTGGGACCCTCCTATAGCCCGTACCTTGTAACGCAGTCATGGATGACGAAGTGGTTTATTTTCAAATGGATCAAGGACGTCCCGCCTCAGTTCTTCCGGAATATATCGTCAAGATTCTAGATTTTTTTGGTAATAGCGTGGTGATGCGCCCCGCCCCACACAGGTCTTCAACCCCCTAGACAATGTGAACCAAACCCCAGGTCTATACCCAACTACAGGGTTGGAAATGGGAGAGGGAAAACAATGAAAGTCAAGGGAAAAGAAGACTCCGGTAGAAATAACGGAATATGCGCTGATTTACATATTGCCTATATACATAGTCACAATGTTTTGAGAGAATATGGGTGTAGTCGATAGGTTTGAAGTAGTGAAGTAGTTGAGTCTACTTGCACGCGAAGGCGAAACGGTTTTCAGCCCTTTTGGGTACGTTGTCTCTCGCGACCTGCACTCACGGATATAGCTTGAAACCTCAGAATGCCAGTCATGAATAAGCCTCAAGTGTGCCTTGTGGTTTTTCACTGCCATGAATCGACATTTGCACACAATTCAAAAGAAAGAGGACATACAAATGTCAAAGAAAAATACAGCGGTTGCATCCAAGTTGAACTACTCGATTACGGAGATTGAAGGAAAGAAGGTCTTTGCTCTCTCCGCTTCTTTTAAATCGACCTTAGTTCGGGATGCAACAACGATCGGTGAAGCAGTTCACAACATGCGTGCGGCGGCGGCTGGCAAGGCAGAGCTTGCTCTGAATATCACGGAAGCCTTCGACGTATGGAAAGATAAGATTGGTGGTTCTGGACTCCCGGAGTTTGTCCATCTGTTCGTGGATACCACATGCCCCGACAAGTACGGGAAAGTGGGAAGCGAGCAGAGACGGCAGATTACGACCAACAAGGTCTTTACGGGTATCGAGGCAATGGTCAAGAATGCACGCTCCGCTTTGAAGATACGGGCGGAGCGGCAGAAACTCATTGCTTCCGGTAAAGATCCGGATTCAGCCGGTGATACGCGCGATTACAACAAAGATGTGCGAGACGCAAAGGCCGCTGCTTTTACGAAGGCCTTCACTCGCTCCATCGTCTCATTCGATAAATTCGGTATCACGGAAACCACCATTTCCAATTTCCTCATTCTCGTTCTGAAGAAGAAAGAAAAAGAGAATGATGAGCTCAACAAGCAAGGCCAGGATTTGAGAGACGCTGCAATTAAAGCCTTGTTTATCAGTCGGGGAATGAAGATTGAAGAGAAGGAACCGAAGCCTTCCGATACTCCTGAACTGATGGAAACCTTGAAGAAGGCCGCGAAAACAGCAAAGTCCAAGAAGTAAGACACGCGCCGGGTGTGAAAGCACCCGGCTTTTCTTTCATGGAGGATACAATGTTTAGAATAAATGGTTTCCGTCTACTCATCTGGATTTACGTGGCAGCTCTGCTCACCTTCGCATGGTTCATTAAGGATTTACCCTAGATTGCATGCCTTCCGGTGTAACAACCGGATGGCATTTTTTTTGCCTTCAAATTGATTGTAATATTTCCGCCATGTATACCAATGCCGTCTCACTCCCAGATGGTTCCGAAATCTCACCACGTTTGCCCAGGATCGTACCCAATGGCTTTGTTCGATACTCAGGCCGTCTGGATTGGTGCTGTCCCTTCTGTGACCATTTGAACATCACCTATTTAAAAGCCCCCTACAAAGCCCTACGCTGTAATGGAGAGGGGTGTCGGGGCATATGGGAGCACGGGATTGTGCTCTATCAAAGCCCTAGGGGCGTCAAAACCCCTCCACGCGATACCCTATTCATTGCGGGAGGCTTTAGCCTCCGGCGCTTAGTCAACCGCGTCTACTGTGACCTGTGCTCTGTGTTGATAACAAAGCCCTATGAAAAGAAAGAGAGTGATTTATGACGATGGAATATAAAGTCAGCTTCATTGTTGCGGACCCTACCATTCATTCCGAATCCGAAGTGTTGAGCTATATCAAAACCCTGGAGATTTATAACTGGATTGAAGATTTAAAAATAGAGTTGAAAAACTCTGACGAGTGAGCTAAATAAATAAATGCGGTGGGCTTACTTAGTTCCCACTAAGGACAGCCTACTGGAGTCGGGTGCCCACCGCACGCAAAACCACTGATTCCAGGCGTGATAATTGAATGACTCCGATTCAAACCAAACAAATCGGTGAGCCATCTGAAATGACACGCACTCGTGTTTCTAATGCGGCGGAACTGGGTTGTTCGCAAACCCTCCACGTGTCGCGGAGCTGGGGATACTCAAGAAACGTGGGATAGCGAATCAGGTGACGGGCGACGGGGTATACCGTTCAGTTACTTGAAAAAGAATCCTCCTTTCGGAAGAGAGGAGGAACTCTCACAGGATCAAAGCTCAAAGGTTCCCGTTTCTAAGAGGGGGAGAGTGCTAAAACCTTTCACATCGCTCTAAGCTCACAATAACATATCAAATATGAAAAAGCAAGAAGAAGAAAGCTGGCTCGTGATTGATAAGTGTAAGAAATGTAAAATGCACACGCTCATTGACTGGCTCACCCGTTTATGTTTTGAATGTAGGGCAGATGACCTTCAAAGAAGCCTTTGAATACTCCGGTAAAGTGGCCGGATCGTTTGAACCCGATTGCTGTGAACACCTGTGGAATGCGGCCATCCAAACCCATGGCACTATGGTTGAGGTTGGGGTGCATTACGGGCGTAGTGCATCACTCATTGTTCAAGCAGCAAGCGTGCATGGCAATAAAGTCATCCTCATTGATCCCTGGTCCGATGTCACGATGTATGAAGAAGTAAGGGATCGCTTCGCGAGAGACTTCCCTGAAGTGGAAACCATTTGCTTGAAAATGAATTCACAGGATGCGCTACTCGATTTGCTTCAACGCAAAGCCATCGATAGCCCACTCGCTCTGGTGCATATCGATGCCTTTCATGCGATTGATGAGAATGGATACAATCATCCCTGGATGGATGCCCAACACTGGACACCACTCTTAAAGAGGGGCGGCTTTGCCTGCTTTCATGACTATGATCCTGTGATCTTCCCGGACATTGTTCGGGCCGTCGATCATTTTACTTCTCACTGGAAAGACCTCGGCACCATCGGAACCCTCGCGATTCGACAGAAGCCGTAATACCGAAAAACCGCCCGATTTCCACTCACCCCCTTGTCCTAAGCCTCAATATACTGTAGAATAGTAGTGTAAGGTGATAGTTTGAAGTTAATGAATTTAAAGGAGTTGCTATGAAGAGATTGTTTGAGTATCACTCGGAGTTGGAAACCAAGAGCGAGCCGGACTTTAAGTTCTATGTCATGGCCGAAGATAGCGTGGAAGCGGACACCAATGCAGCCAATTGGTTTGAAGCCAACTATGGAACCAACGACAAGTTCCATGGCCGGGACCGGATCATTCAGTGTTGCCGATGGAGTGTGGAAATAGCTCCGGCGATTGAGCCGGAAGAAAGAAGGAAGTGAAATGACAGTTTTAGCCGTTATGGATTGTGGTCACGACATGCTCATCCTGAATCTGGAACAGATCCCTCAGGAGAAGCTGCCATTCGATAAGAAAAAGGCATTAACCAAAGGCACAGCCCATATCCCTGGACCATGCCCTTCCTGTTCGGGTGTCTTCGGAAAGAAACCGAAAGGAGGAATCAACTAATGGATCGCTGTCACATTTGCGACGAGAGAAGTGTTCCCACCAATTGTGTGGTGATGGATGGTCGGATTTATCCACTCTGCCCCGTCCATGTTCTCCAGGTGGCCGACTATCTGGTCACCATGCTTCAGGGTTGGTTACACGACCGACCAAAGGCGGGGCAATGAACATTGAAAAGCCTCGCTGTACAGGATTGATCTGTATTCGGGAAGCTGGGAGAGGCGGCCAGCTGCGCCATACCCATGTCTGTGGCTTAGAAGTGGGCCACGAGGGCAAATGCTTCTGTAAACGCTGTCAGAAGCCATTCACCTGCTATGAATGGAAACCACGTCCACGCAAGAGCCCGGTCGAAGTACCGGAGAATGGATGATTATGAGTCTCAGAGAAAACATGATTGCGCTCGCGAAACTGAATCGCGAAGCCATCACCCTTCAGGATGAGTTCCTCACCGAACTCGCCGAGATCACCAAAGTCCTGGAACAGAAGTATTTCCCCAGGCTGAAAGCGATTGAAGAAGCTTCGGCTCAATTGAGAGAGACCATGAAGAATCATGCCAGTCTGGTCGAAGAGATCCACTGGCATGTCTATGATGCCCAGAACCATGACACGGATGTCGATACCACGAAACGTATGAAAAAGAACTTCAACCTTCAAAAGAAAGCGAGAACTTTATATGAAATTAAGTGAAGCGATTCGACTCGGTTCGACCATGAAACCTAAAACAGTGGGAGCCATGCGGGACCTTGTGGGAACCTGTGCCATTGGGGCGGCCTTTGATGCGATCGGAAAGCTCGATATAGCCTCAGGCATTGGACTGGGGCGCTTTTTCGAAGGCGTGCCCGAGGGAACCATTCAGAGCCCTGCCGCCGCGTTCGCCTCTGATTTGGGAGAGATTATCATGGACCTCAACGACTCTCAGAAATGGACCCGTGAACAGATTGCCGACTGGGTGGAACTCCTGGAAGGCCCGGAGCCTCCGGAAACAATACCGGACCCGATACCGGCTCCCGAAGAAGAGCCGATCAAGGTTGGCATGGAGCGAAGCGATTATGCTGAGAACCATCAAACGGAATAAAGACGGAACCGTGACCGAAACCGTACGAAAGCTCACAAGGCGCATACGAGCGCTCGATGGCTCTTTCCGCACCATGGTGTCCTTCGATGGTCAATCGTGGTCCTGGGACGAACGTGAGAAGGATTTGAGGCGTTCCTTGCAGAGTGCCCAGAACCTGCAAGGGAAGCAATGGACCAAAGAGAAGATCAAAGAGTTTGATGCCCGACTCAATCCCGGCATCAGGGACGATGCCAAGCATGGAAGACCGGCAGCTTCCCCAATCTTGCTGCCGGTTGTTCAACATGGCGGAGTCATGTTGGGCAAAGCCAAAGGCAAAGCCCAGAAGTTCCGGAAGAACCTCCGGAGAAAGAAAGAACGCATTGTTAAAGTTGCGAAAGCAGTCCACTTTCACACTTGCCCAGGAGAAAAACATCCGTATGGACGGAGACGCTTCTCCTGCTCGTGTGAACGTCCCCAAGCCCGACACGTCTTGTGTCTGGGCTTTAAATGTCCCTATTAAACCAAAAAGGAGAAAGTAATGAACTTATCGAAGAAAAAAGCATCCGGTAAAGCAGCCGGAGGTGGAAAGCGAGGTGGTAGGTTATCGGAAAAGTAGAATAAGGAATCAGTAGCAAACAACCATTTAACAGACTTAAGGCCCGTAGGCAGAAGATGATTCCACAATGAGAACCGCGAATCTTCAGATAGCCTACGGGTTCTTTTTTATTGGAGATTTATGGGCGAGAGAGAATTGTGCCTCAGCTATGGCATTCAGGAGGATGCCAACAAAAACGATAAGACCATCGACTTAGGTATTACCAGCGAGGAGAAACCATGAGTAAAAAAGAGAAAGAAGGAAGGAAACGATTAGAGCCCGTCAATGAACTGGAAATCAAAGATCCCGGTACGAGTGGCGAAACCCTGAAACAGCAGAATATCCGGGCGTTCTTTGACGCTCAGGAGGCTTACAAGGTCGCGAAGCGCCGGTACTACGACGCCTATCGCAAAGTGCAACACATCATCATGGCAGGAGCGGAGATCCAGCCTGGACGCTTTGGCATCAAGTATGGCGTGATGCTGGTACGACGCAGGAGCTACAAACAGGATTTGATCGATGCCAAAGGTGTCACCTATCAGCTGAGGCTCCTGGAGTCCACCGCTCCCCATGCCCAGTTCTATGTCCGAATTCGACCACCGAAAGGATAATTTATGAACGAACCCTTATCAATCGACTTGAATATCGATCGCATGCGCGCGGAAATCTATCTGGAAATCACAGAAGCCTTACGCCCATTCTATCGACGGCTGGAACAGCTGGATAGCGTGGAATCATTCCTCAAGGCCAAACAGCCGGGATACGCCAGTCCTCAGAAGCGAGGATGGCTCACGCGACAGAAAGTTCGCCGTCGCGCCAAGATTGTGCGTACAGAGCGCCCACAAAAGGAGCTGCCTTCCGGCCCAACCGCCGGAATCTACGCGACTGTGCCCCAAGGGGTGGCCATTGTGGATGCCGTCACCAAAGAGCCGGGGCTTGATCCGAAGGGCGTTGCGGAGCGTCTGGTTGCCGGGGGCTATCCCTTCAAAGGGACGACGCCCATCGATGCGGTCTATGTGGCCATGCGCCATCAGGTCGTTGCTGGAAAGATCCGCCAAGTGACGCCAAGTGCTGAAGAGCGGGATCAAGGCAAGCGCATCACCTATTACCCCATCCCCAAAAGACTGAAAATCGAAGCATTTAAGAACTAGGAGTATTTGATGAAACGAGATATTCCAAAGCCATTCCTGCGTGCGCTGCCATTGCCACGCAAATACTTGAAACCGGGCGTGTTAACTCTTGAAGTAACGGAGTATTCGCTACGCTCACGCCACATGCCCAATGGCTACTGGGTCACCCTGGCCGCCATTGTGGTGCCCTCCGTGGACCGGACCATCTTAGGGGCTTCCGCCTGTTCTCCCGATGATGAGCACCTGTTCGATCGGGCCGATGCGGCCCACCGGGCCTTAGGCCGCGCCCGTCAGGTGGCTTTCCGGGTGTGGTCGGGAGCGGTGAAGGCCTCTCCGGATATTGCACCGGAGTCCCTCCACGTCACCTTATTCGGGAGAGAACTCGATGCGGTGTTCATGACACCCGTCGAGCACACCTTGGCCAAGATCCAGGAGCTGGCCGAGCCTCTCTTTGAGAAAGTGGCCCATCATGCCGCGCTCATTGCGGCAGTGCATCTCCAGAAGCTACGCAACCAAATGGACAACAGGTTCGAATGGTCCTTCGTGGAAAGGAAGAAGTGATGTCGCAAGCTCGAACACGTTACAACTCGTTCATTCTCGATAAGACGGGCAAGTACAGCTGTCCCTCCTGCTACCGTTTGCACCAGGGCAAGATCACGACAGATGGCATCACGTGCGCCTACTGTCTGACAAAGGCTCCCATCTACAATCCAGGGCCGGGGGCTCCGGCTGTCATTAGCGGCGGTATTACTGTTACTTCCGAATTTCACATCGTGAAAGTGGATGCGAACTATCACTACTACCAATGCCCCAATTGCGGCAAGACCAACGCGGGCCAGAAAGGGCTCTACGCCTTCGCTTGCCCCAACTGCATCTTCGCGGCTCCGGTGTCCTATCGGGAGATCTGTAATGCCTGCCTGATGGGCGGCCATGGGCTGGCGAAGGCCGAGTACATCTGCTCCAATCCCGCTGGACGCCACAGTCCCGGTCACAACACCGGCCTGAAGATCGCGGGGAAATGCGCGTCCCATAAGTGTCATTACGACTGCAAGAAAATCTAAAGAAAGGAAATGATGCATGAAACTCGCGGAGTTACCCAATCTCTCAGGCAAGCGCAGCTATCTGGAGAGTCCGAATAACTTCAGGCACTGGCTCGATCGCACGCTGAAGTCGGATTCTATCGATAAGACGCGCTCGCTCTTGTACTACGGATTCCAGCCGCTGTTCGATGTTCTCGCGGAACAAAGGGTCGAAGGCGATGCACGCAAGCTCGCTCTTGCTCTTCTCAAGAAGGTTGTGAAGTTCAATGCCGACTATGTGTCCGGCTATTACACCGGAGGAAAGCTTCCCGATGTGCAGCAATTGGAGGAGCTGACCCCGCAAGTGGACGCACTCGATGAAGCCAAAGTGCGCTACCAGACCAAGACCCGCAACATCGGGCTCTATGATGGGGATGGCCGGGATCTCTGCACTCCCAACCATGTCCAGCAGTTCCTTGTGGCTCTGGATGGAGCGGTAGAACAGAATGTGCTTCCTGCTCCGGACTACATTGTGGGTTGTGCCTGTGGCGCATCCGAAATCGTGATGCCCATCGCTCAGATCTTCGATGTCCCGCTGGGCTTCATCCGGCGATCCAAACGGCGAGGGGATACCACGCCCCTCGTGATCACGGAGCATGTCGCCACGATCAAGAGGCATGCGAAAGACAAGATCGTGTACGTGCTCGAAGATTTTGTCTGCACGGGCCAGTCGATCCATTCGGTGATGGCGAAGGTGGAAGGCTACGGGGCCACGCGGGTCATTGGGCTCTCCATCGCGCGCAATCACGAAGACTGCCTGACTTCCAAACTCCACATCATTCACACCTTTCCAGGGAGGCATGGATCGTATGCGTATCAAACGAAAAGTTAAATACAAAGAACCGCGCTTCGATTTGATGAAACAGATTGCGGGCGAGATTCGTTCCCGCCATCCCGGGCCCCTCATTGCCGCGATTGGGGCGGGAGATCCGGATAAGCCCTACACCATCCCGATGGGGATGAAGGCCGGATACGGCATAGCTGAATACATTGATGATAACTACCATGGAACACTCTTTACGGGAGGAATGAATGGCGTTGGCGCGGACATTTTTGTTGGGGTGACGCGCTATCGTATGCATGCCAGCCACGGACAGCCTCCAGTTATCAACTTCAGGCATTTCTTCGTGCTGATCCCAGAGAGAGAAACCCATTCCATTATGGGATTCGGGGAGTTTATTGAGCCCTTCCAGGAATCCTATTCCTATCGGCAGCTGGCGGCATTGACGGGGGACGACATCATTCGCGAGAGGGCGGGAGACTCCCTCGAAGAACGGAGGATTTGTCTGGCCCACACCGCTGACTTCGCAGTGTGCCTCAATGGCACAGGCGGGACGTTGGATGAGGCCGCCATGATCCTCCAGCACGGGAAGCCTGTGATTACATGCGCGGAGTCGGGAGGCGTATCGGAAGCGCTCCAGACCTACAAAACGTATTTGGTGGGCAACTTCAACATGAAGCTGAAGTGGCTGGAGAAGATGATGAATGTGATGCCGTTTGGGATGAATCCAGACTTAATTGTAACGACCGATACGGTGGAAGAAGCCGTAGAGGCCGTTAAACGACAAATGAAAGGAGGGACACACGCCTCCGGCAATAAAGCCGGAAGGCTTATTTAGGGTTTCGTTATGGTGAAAATTGTATTTAGAAACACAGAGAAGAATCCTCCGGGCGAGAAAGTATTTATCGCATCGGGGGTCCACGTTTTTACACGCTCTATCGTCGCCGTTATCAATGGTAAAGAGCAACTGCTGGCCGTGGGAGGAGCGCATCGCTGGCGGGTGGGACTCCGTCTTTACACGAGCGTCGAAATTCAATCGATCGAAACATTCAGAAAGGCGGCTTAATGACCATCGAGTGGACCATTCCCAAGCTACACCGGTTCACGCGCGCCTATGAACAGGCGCTAACCCAACAACAACCGTCCTTCCATTTCGAGGAGGTGGAGTTTGATACCGCGTATGCCGGGTATCTCATCGAATGGATGGATCAACGCTTCGAACAAATGGAAATGCAATCGAAAGGAAACGTATGACAATTCAAGAAGCCAAGCACCATGTACGATCGTTTCTACAGGACCACTACACCGATAAGAAGCTCGCCCAGGGCCTGGATCATCTGCGCGCGGGTGACTTCCGGTTCGTCTCTTGCTGCTGTTTCGTTGGGATCGCAACCGCGAAACATCAGAAACATCAACTGCGGGGGTATTGCGACCAGGCCACATGGAACAATGCCCATTACAAGAAGGCTAAAGAGCTGCCGGGTGGGGAGATGGCCGAGCAGGCTGCCGTGGTGCTGAGCCGCCCACACCGTAATCCCTATGCCATCGACGACGCCAGACTGACTCGTCGTCTGATCCCCATGTTCCTTGCCGAGATCCGCCGAAGAGAGAAGGCACGCCATGGCGCAGTGGAAGCCGCTGCCATCGTCGAATCTACGCCGAGTCCGGTACTTTAAGAAGAACGCACTGCTCGCCGTGGAATTTAAATCGGGACGCATCTGGATCTACGGGTGCGTCCCGTGGTCGCGCTATATGGGGCTTCTATCGGCGAAGTCTTCCCATGGCAAATACTTCAACCGTTATATCCGACTGAAGTACCAGTTTCTGGAGGTTCCATGGCGAGTGGCCCGCAAGCTTGGTTTGATAACGGGAGGAAAGGAGTCTGAATGACAGGTTCACGAAATCGGCGCGCTTGGCGCTGCCACGTCTGCCATAAGAAGTTCTACAAACGGCAGATATGGACACGCCATACGTGGGCGAAACACCAAATTGCGGTTCTCAGAAGAGTGAGAAAACGATGTCGAAGACCGTTCGAGAAGCCAAGCTATCCGGAGAGTCCTTAGCCGTATTCGGCAAGACACTCTACCGGGTTTACTGTCCAGCGTGTGAGGGGCCGCAGTGGCATGGGCAAGGCCTGACCACGTGTATCTACTGCGATGCCCCTTATGCCGTCCACCAATACACCGTTATTCCGGGAAACAAGCCGGAGGAGTAAGAGTTATGAATACGTGCGAACACTGTGGAGGGGATAAGCTTCTCCACCTATTTCGATCGGTGGGGCCGGAACCCTGCCCCAAATGCGTGGGTAAATCTGCGCCCGCTAAGAAGAATAAGGAAGTCCAGACTGGAGCCGTGTATGCGGGACAAGCCGGATACTACATCCCCGCTGTGTCCGGTGCTCCAATGTGCAAGCATCAGCCGTCTTCCGGCTGGCACTGCACCCGGCCTCTCGGCCACAGCGGCACACACGCCGGTCATGCGGGCGGTGTGCAACATGGCACATGGGAACCATAAATTGTGGTATATATTCACAATCTCAAATTAAAGGAGCCTGCATATGGGCGAAACAAAAAGTGCTTTGAGCGCGGAAGGAGTGTACACCGAGCGTAAGTTTGTCACGGCAGAAATGGCCCGGACTTTGCTCCGGTCGAATATTGTGCATAACAGGCCGGTCCAGGAAGGCCGCATCAAGGAGTTCATCCAGGACATGAAGGCGGGCCGCTGGAAGGAGAACGGCTCGACCATCGTCATCGCCAAGGCCGGGGAGCTGATCGATGGCCAGCACCGGCTTCACGCCTGTATGGAGTGCGGGGTCGGCTTCTGGACCCTGGTGGCCTATAACGTGGACCGCGATGCGTTCCTCACCATCGATCGGGGTCAGACCCGTTCCACGGGCCAGCAGTTGCATCTGGCGACCGGCCTCACCGATTATAACGCCGTCTCGTCGGCCCTCACCTATCTCTACCGCTTCAGGGATGGGATCATGATGGCCACAGGTCGGCCCACGTCTCTTGAAGCCGATGAAATGCTCCAGATGAATCCGGGGATACCGGGGTCGGTGGCCTATGCCCGACATCTGGTGCATCGCTTCAAGGCGGGCTCGATCCCGATAGTGGCGGTCTGTCATTACCTGTTCACCCGTCAGGATGCGACACTGGCCGAAGCCTACTTCGATGCCTTGGCCACAGGAGCGTCCCTGCGCGAGATCGATCCGGTCTATCAGCTACGATTTCGGATCATTTCGGCGCATGGGAATCCGTCGAAAACCATCGGAAGTTATGAGCTTCTGGCCCTGTTATTCAAGACATGGATTGCGGAGCGGGAGCAGCGCACGATGAAGCTCCTAAAATGGCATGCGTCGGAACCGTTCCCCAACATTGGCCCGATTGAGTCGATTCACAAGATCAAGCGGGTCATCGATGAATCGAAATCTCATCCTGGCCGCAAGAAGCGAAGGGCCGGAGTAATGCCGGATGTCCCGGCCAGCAAGATCCCGGCTCAGCCGAAGCTGACTCCGGCGAAGCAGCCGGAGTCGAAACTCGATCAACTGATCGCAAAGCATCAGGGATTGGATAAACGATCATGAACATTTGCAAAGTGTGCGGAAGACAAACAACAAAGAAGCGAAAGTGTTCCAACTGTACGAAGTTAGCAAAGGAGAAGAAGGTATGAATGTAGAGCGAATGAAGCAAGTGCGAGCGTGGGTCGCGATGATGCCGGACCAGTTCTGTGACATGACCGACTGGCAGCATCTCGCCTGGGATAAAGACAGTGATGGCATTGTCACTTTCGAGATCATGCAGCAGCGGGGCTTTCTCTGTGGCTCTGCCGCATGTATTGCCGGTATTACCGAGCTGATGGTTAACCGATGCACCCGGAGGCAACGGGAGAAAATGGAACTCGACGGCCAATACGTCTGGGCGCAGGATTGGCTGGAACTCTCGTATTTCGAGAAGAAGGCGTTGTTCTGCAGCATGCCGAGTGACTCACCGCAGGAAGGCTGGAAGGCATGGATGCTCCAGAGGCTCGATGATGCGATCGCATCCGGCGTCATTACCGAATGGCATGACGAGGAAGAGGAAGAATACAACGAAGACGAACCTGAAGAAGAACTGACCGAAGACGAATAAAAGGAGAAAGTAATGAGAGACGTAAAAGTGAATGTCGCTTCCATCCTAAAACGGATCAAGGCCAATCGGGAGGAGCACCTGAAGATTGTGGAAGAAGCCTGGGTCGGCTACATCAAGAACGTAACGGCGGAATTGAGCCGGATGCATAACGCCTTCAAGGAAGGCCGTCGCTTTAGAGCTTACATCGGCTTGACAGCCCCGCAGGACCATACCAAGGACTATGACGCCGTCATCGACATGCTGGAGTCCTCGACTGAGGCAGAAATCATGCTAAACCAGCAAGACTTCCGGGCATATGTTCGGGACGAATGGAGCTGGATGGGCCAGTTTTTGCATTCCAACTCTGCTTACAGTCTCAGCGCAACAGAAAAAATGTCTGCTTTGAATATCGAAGACGAATAAAGGAGAAAACAAATGACGAGAGTAATGAGAAAGATGAGTATGAATGGCGATGACAAAGTGGCCGAGTACGAAGTCGGTGTCACCACACCCGAACGTCTGGCCGAAATTGAAGCGGAATTCAAGAAATTCCAGAAGGAAGGCTGGCTGGCAGCGGATGTGACCGATAAGAAGGATGAGCTGATACAAAAGTTCGATCCGAAGGCCGACATCCTCCTGATTCCACGCATGCGGGGCGGGGTATGACCATCTACTCTCAGGAGCGAGCGGTAGCTCTTATGCAGGATGTCACCCCGCTCCGGCAGCACAACGATGGATCGGCATGGGTGGATGGCAAGCGCTACCGCTACCATCTGATTCCAGGAGCGAGTGCCTATGTCTTCACCAAAGACAATACGCTGCTGGGAACCGCCTGTATCGAGTTCTCCGGCTGGCTCCCCTATGCCGACAAGATGATCGCGGAGTACATCCTGATCAAGAACAATGAGGCGCTCTATCTAAAGATCGCTAAACTGTCGTTTGGGAGGCCGAAGTTCCGCGATTTTGTCCTTGCCGCCTCTATTACTGGAGTTTGCGGTGGAGCAATCTATATGCTGATCCAGCTGTTCATTGTCCTGGTTACCAAGTAAACACCACTTTCATGGCCTGGACACTTTTCGATCCAGGCTGGACGATCATCCCTCCGGTTAGAATCCCGGGGGGAGGTGTCCCCATGCAGAAACTGTTTGCGTACTTCGATGGGTCTTGCGGTCCCAAAAATCCGGGAGGGACCGCAGCCTACGGCTTTGTGATCAAGAATGAAGAAATGGAGGTGATCGATACCGGATGTGGACGTGTGTGCCGGGGCGCTTTAGCGACGAACAACGTGGCGGAAGTGGAAGGACTCTATCAGGTGATGTTGCTAGTGGCCCAAAAGTATCCCAAGGCCAACGTCGAATTCAATGGAGACTCCAGCTTGGTGATTGCCCTGATGCGGGGGGAAGCCAAGGCCAGGAGCGGGAAGTACATTCCCTACTATGAAAAGGCGGCTGCATTGGCAGCGCCGTTTATCGAAAAGAGGCTCTGGAAGTTCAGGTGGATTCAGCGAGCCCTGAATTCAGAAGCTGATGAACTGGCTCAATATCATAGGTTTTAAGGAGGTTTATGGCAGAAGCGATGAAAGATTTACTCAAGAAAATGAAAGACGCTACCGACTACGTCCGAGACAGCTGCAAGCCGCTCATGGAGAAAGAGCCGAAGCTTGGAGAATCGTTCAGGACGTTCGATAAGGCCGTTAAGGAACAAGTCGATCGGGTAGCCGCTGATAGTAAATAAAGTTCTCTCCACAGCCCGGAGGCGCGACCTCCATCTTTGCCTCCGGGTTCTTTTTCCTGCCAAATATTCTCCAATATATTCTTGACTCCGCCCATTTTCTTTTCTATACTTTCCCTAGAAACCGATTCATGGACAAGATTCACTGCAAGGTCACCAAATGCGATGCCACGACGATCCACCTGAGAGGGCTCTGCCGCAATTGCTACAACTATGCGGCCTCTCTGGTCCTTCACCGGATCGTGACTTGGGATCAGCTGGAGGCTGCGGGCTGTGTCGGGCCTGCGGGCTATCAGACCCAGTCTCCGAAACGTCCGGAAAGAACGGAATGGTTTGCCCGGGGTGCGGGGATGAGCCCGGAGACCATGTCGGACACCTTGCGGGAACGCGTGCGTGAATACGGGGTTCAATTAAGACGATTCAAGCGGAGAGTAAAGTAATGAGCCAGATTTTTGAATTGATCCCGAAGGTGATGGCCGATATCGGCGCTGTCGCCAAGACCCGTAAGAATGAGCAGCAGAAATATATGTTTCGTGGCATTGAGGACCTCTATCAAGCGGCCCACCCGGCGATGGTGAAGCACGGTGTCTTTTGTGCCCCCCAGGTGATGGAACGCACCGAATATCGCTATGAGAAGACCAATGAGTACGGCAAGACCTCGACATGGCTCCACGTGGCCTTGAAGATCTGCCACAGTTTCTGTGCTCCCGACGGATCGAATGTCCAGGTCATCACCATGGGTGAGGGGCTGGACAACTCCGACAAAGCCTCGAATAAAGCCATGTCTGCTGCGATGAAGTATGCCTTGATTGAACTCTTTTGTGTGCCCACTGCCGATGTGGAGGATTCCGATCGCACCACACCGGAACAGGGGATCAAAGAAACGATCGTGCTTACTCCCAAGTCCAGGATGGAGTCCGTGATTGAGCAGGCTGCGGCCCTCCTTCCGGACAAACTCCCGGATGAAGAGTTTATCGACATCCACCAGAAGAGTCTCCTGTCCCGCAGGTTCCGGGAGTCGGTACGACCGGAACTGGAACCAGAAGCCAATGTTCTCCGGCATTCGGCATTGCTTGCCATGCAGGAATCCAAGCTCTTCCGTTCTCAGTTCGTGGATGATAAGGGGAATCCCACCCAGGACCTGATCCTGAAGAGCGAGTATGCCTCCGTCGGGAGAGAATTGGTGAAGGCGGCGAAGTCCCTATGATTGATATTATGATGAAGGCGTGCATGACAATAGTCTGCGTCGTGACGATAGTGATGTTCGTTATCCTTCTACGTGAGATCTGGAAGTAAATACCGTTATTACTGCCGCATCTGCTGGCAGGAGTTTGACCATCCTGCTCAGCACAATAAGGGATCGTTTGTCGGAAGCGAGAGACTGAATGGAAACTGCCGTGGAGACATTCGGGAAACAGAGCCAGGACATCATTCAGGGGGAGATCCGGTTCCGTCCGTCGACTCACGAGTACTTTCATTCCCCGACGAATAAGAAGCTGACCCCGGTATCACGTGTGATCGAGACTGTCTACAGCGCCAAGTCCTGGGACGGGGTGAAGCCTGAAGTTGTCGAGAATGCGCGGGATCGGGGGATCGCGGTCGACCGCTACATGGCGGAATACATCCGGACTTCCCTTATCCGGATTGAGCCGGATGAATCGCCCGAGGTACGAGATCGGGTGATTGCGGCTCACCGGATCTGGGAGGAGGAGTTTTCCGGCTTGCCAGCCGTCAGCCAGAAGATCGTTTATTCGCTCCAGGATGGCATTGCAGGCACGATGGACTTCTGGGTGGACCAAAGTATCGTCGTGGACCTGAAATGCACCTATAAACCAGAGAAGGCATGGATTCTCCAGCTGGGAGCCTATGCGAACTATTGCCAGGAGCCGCCCCGTCGGATGGGGGTCATCCATGTCACGAAGGACGGTGGTACGTGGATCGAGTACAACGTGATGTCCTGCGCTGCCTACTGGCGACAGGGTGTCAGCTGGTGGCGAACCACCAACGAGATGAAGCGGTGAGACGAAAGTATCGCGCGGTTCGAACGGAGGTGAACGGTGTCGTTTTTGCCAGCAAAAAAGAGGCGTCTCGGTATATGGAGTTGCTTCTACTTCAGAGAGCGGGAGAGATCAAAGAGCTTGAACTCCAAGTCAAGTTCTCGATCGACATCAACGGAGTCCATATCTGCAACTACTTCGCGGACTTCCGGTACAAGCCCAGAAGAGGGGACGCCGTCATCGAAGACGTCAAAGGAATGCGAACCCCGGTCTACAACCTTAAAAAGAAACTGATGCTGGCTTGCCATGGCATCACTATTTGGGAGACTTAAATGATTCGGTGTCCGAACTGTAAGGCCGAGATTGAAGTGCGCGCGGTCGCGGCGAATACCACACGCGCGGTGATTCCGCCCACACCCAAGCCGAATGTGAGCGATGTGGGAGATCTTCTCGCCTCCATCAATCCCGACGCGCTCAATGATTACGAGCGAGAGTTCATTGAAACGACCCGTGAGCGCTATGAGAAGTATGGGGACGAGATCCGAATGTCCCCGAAACAGATGAACGTCCTTCGCGGCATCGCAGGGAAAGACTTTTGAAACCCATACCCATTCTCTTTCTCAGTGATAATCCGGCCCTGCCCACAGGGTTGGCCCGCATCACGAAGGATCTGGCGGTCCACGTGGCCTCGCTCCCGGAGTTCCGGGTGGGCACTCTGGGCCGGGGTGGCGTCTCCTCCTCGAAGCTGCCGTTCTTCAATGTGGCTTTCGATGAGGCTTACCAGTGGGGTGAGAACTACATCGAAGATGTCTGGAATGATTTTGCGGGGAGTCAGGAAGGTGTCCTGATGACGGTGTGGGATATGTCCAGGCTGGGATGGTTTGCCCGTCCCCGTATGGGTGGCCGACTCCAGGAGTTCCTGGAATCCAAGCGCTTCAAGAAGTGGGCCTATGTCCCGGTGGATCATTATGGGGTCGCCGGGAAGATGACTACGGAATGTGCCGATACCCTCCGGGGTTTCGACCGGATCTTGGCCTACACCATGTTCGGGAAGCAGGTGATTGAGGACACGCTCGGGGTGGAGGATGTGGACTGGATTCCCCATGGGATCAATGGCGATGTCTTCCAGCCACGAGATAAGGTTCCGGGACGGATGGCGCTGGGGGTGAAGCCGGACGAACTACTGATCGGCTGTGTCATGACCAACCAGGAACGAAAGGACTGGGGCACGGCCTTTGCGGCCATGGCTCAACTGAAGACCACGGGGCGACGGTTCTGGGTCCATACCGATGTTCCCATCCGTGCCTGGAATATGTATGCCCTCGCCCAGGACTTCGGAATGGGCAACAGTATCGTGTTTACTTTCAATGGGGAGTACAGCAGTGAAGAACTCAGCTATCTCTACAGCGCCTGCGATATTAGCTTCCTGCCTTCTCTTGGTGAGGGCTTCGGATACCCCATCATTGAATCGCTGGCTTGCGGAGTGCCTGTTGTTCATGGCAATTATGGCGGAGGCGTTGAACTTATTCCAGAACGGGACTGGCTGGTCTCCAGTGTATCGACGCGTCTTGACGGCCCTTGGAATTGCGTGCGCCCGGTATGGAATCCGCAGGACTGGGCGAAGAAGCTCGAATGGGCCCTGACCCAGTACGGGGATGGGAGCTACCGGGATACCTGTACCAATGCGGTATCGCATCTAACCTGGAAGAACCTGTGGCCTGCGGCCTGGAAGAAGTGGTTTCTGGATGGAATCGCATGAAGATGGCGATTGGGGTGGCCACCATGCGGGAAGGCACGGCTCCTCCTGGGGATATCTCTCTGGCCACCTGTAACGCCACCCACGATATGCAGGTGGTGGTGGTGCGGAATACCCCAGAGGAGAATCTGGGAGTGGTGGGAAGCTACCAGAAGATCTATGAATCGACGGATGCGGACATCATCTGTTACATGCACGACGATGTGATCGTGAGGGAAAGGGGTTGGGATGAACGAATACTACAACAGTTTGATGCGCGGGATACAGGCGTCGTCGGCTTCGGCGGTGCGGAATGGCATGGGACTCCAGAACTCTACAAAACACGTTATACCCTGGGCCAGCTTAGGCGCGGTGAATACCGTTCGAACGTCGATGATGCCGAAGTCCACGGTGAGCGCTTCGCCGGAGCCTGTGACGTCGCGGTCCTGGACGGCTACTGTCTTGCCGTACGCCGGTCTTTTCTTGAGCGTAGCGGCGGTTGGGCTTTCCTTCAAGCTGGCGGCATCGACTTCTTCTGTTATGACTACGCTATCTGTGCTCTTGCTCGCCGCTATCAGTATCGCGTGCGCTGTGTTGGGATTCGTTGCCATCATCGAGGAGGGGGCACATCGGTCCTCGCGAAGACGGGAATAGCTTCACCGGAAGCCTACGAGGCTTCCCATCGTTGGTTTTATGAGGAATTCAAGGACGTAATGCCTTGTCGGGTAAACCCACAGTCGTTCTGATTACGCCGCCGTCCCCGTTCCTACTGGACGAGAGGGTCTTTCCATCCCTCGGCATCCTGAAGGTGGCGGCAGTGGTGGAACAGCTGGGTTATCCGGTAACACATTTAGACCTAAACGGCATTAGCAATTATGAGGAGGCAGTAGCAAATCTATGTCAATCAATGATTCAAGAGACACCAACCCCTACGCCGATTTTTGGGTTAACAGCCACAACACCACAAATGGTAGCGGCTACACGTATCACCCGGGTGATCCGGTTTACGTCACCGTCGGCCAGGATTGTGCTGGGTGGACCACATCCAACACTGGTACATGCGGCAGCGCAGCAGGGCAGCCTGCGAGCTTTACCACTCCTGAAGGAACTTACGACGAAGTTCAATGTTATTGTTGCGGGGGACGGGGAAGAATCTATCGCCTGCGCCCTGGAAGCGAACCCCCCAAGTTTGATCGACGCGGACGACCCGAAGACAAGCCTGTTCCTGACGAGCCAGAGGATCGCGGAATTACCCTTCCCTCAGCGTTCCCTGATCGACCTCGATAGCTACCACTATGAGATCGATGGGGTCCGAGCCACGCCCTTGATCGCCCAGCTGGGCTGTCCCTTCGGCTGCAACTTCTGCGCCGGGAGGGACAGTGCCATGCTGCGGCGGGTGCGGATGCGCCCCACATCGAACATCATCGCGGAGATGCAGCACATCTATCTGACCTATGGGATACGGGGGTTCATGTGGTTTGATGATGAAACCAATGTAAACAAAGGGTTCATGGGTCTCATGAATGCTATCTGCGATCTCCAGTCGGATCTCGGTGTCGAGTTCCGTTGCCGTGGATTCGTGAAGTCCGAGTTATTCACGGAGGCTCAAGCCGCAGCAATGCACCGTGCGGGATTCAGAAAAATTCTCTGTGGTTTTGAAAGCGGAAACGATCGCATTTTAAAAAACATTAACAAGCAGGCCACTAAGGACGAAAACACGCGGGCCATGGAGATCTCGCACAAATATGGACTCGGCATGAAAGCTCTGATGAGCATTGGGCATCCGGGAGAGTCCCCGGAAACCCTGCAAGATACCCTAGAGTGGGTTATCAGCGTGGCTCCGAACGATGTGGATTACACCATTATTACGCCATACCCTGGCAGTCCATATTTTGACAAATCTAGGCACCTTGGTGGAAAGACATGGGCGTTTGAAGTCAATGGCGACCGTTTGTATCAGGAAGAAATTGATTACAGCGTGACGGAAGATTTCTATAAGGGCTCGATGGATTCCTATAAGAGCTATGTCTGGACAGACTTCCTATCTGAGGATGAGCTTGTCGCTCATCGGGATTCAATGGAGCGAAAAACCCGAGACACCCTGAAGCTGCCATATTACCAGCCCAGGCCAGGGATCTCTTTTGAGCACAGCATGGGTCAGTCACCTATTCTGCGAAGATCTGGAGATGGACGATAAACTCATTGCATTCTTCTGGAAAAGAGTAAACAAGACTGCCACGTGCTGGCTGTGGACTGGGGGTAAGGGCATATTCGGTTATGGAATACTCGGCATAAAGCCTCGGTACCACGCCCATCGATTTTCATGGTATCTGGCTTATGGCCAGATTGCTGATCCATCGCTGTGCGTCCTACATAAATGCGATGTCCCGGCATGCGTCAACCCGGACCATCTATTCCTCGGCACACGACAAGACAACATGAAGGACTGCATTGAAAAAGGGAGATTTAATCTTTCGAAGTATTCGTCGCATCCCGGAGAATCCAACGTTACATCTAAATTGAACAATGAAAAGGTTCGTCGCATCCGACAGCTTCGAGCGGAGGGAATGAGAGTGAAAGAAATTACCGCAGTGATTGGAGTGTCTCTAGCAGCCATCGAAGATGTTCTTTATGGCAGGACATGGACTCACGTATGAGCCTCTTAGTTATCAGTCGCTGTTACTTTCCACCCCAGGAGGTGGAGCTATTCTCCGGCCACATGATGGCTACTGCCCGACGGGTGGGGCTGGAGCCTCTCCGCTTCGGCATCGGGGAACAGATGTCCACCCATGGGGGCTCCGGTGAAGGTCCCGGAGCTTTAGCGGTGCTGGAGTCCAGAACGGAGGAGGTTGTCCTCTGCTGCGACTCGATGGATGTGGCCTTTCTGGCTGGAGAGGAAGAGATCCTGGAGAAGTTCTCCCATATGAATAGCGACTTCGTGGTGAGCGGGGAGATGTGTGCGCTGCACAACATGGAGAAGAGTAGCGCGAGGCTTCAGCTCTATCCCGGCTACTTCAAAGAGATCAACGTGGGGCTGTGGATCGGCAAGCGCACCCATGCCATCGAAGTCCTGCGCTATGCCATCGATCACTACCGCTACCACGACGACACCCATGGCCAGGACACGCTCCAGACATGGCTGCCCCTAATGTACGTGGAAGGCGGCGGCCCGGAGTTTGAGATTGATCGGGATTGCTATCTCTTCCAATCGATGAACCGGGTGCATCTGGGGGACTTCGTATTCAAAAACAAACGAATGGTCAACATCGTGACCGGCTCCTATCCTGTCGCTCTTCACTACAACGGGGACAAGAGCCGGTCCAGCTACTTTGAAATGGTGAAGAGGTTAACCGCATGAAGGCATTTGTAACGGGCGGTGCAGGCTTTATCGGTTCCCATCTGGTGGATCGACTGTTAGCGGATGGCCACGATGTGACGGTCTATGACCGGATGCTCCGTGGACCACGGTTACTCCATGACGCGATGAAGAGTGATCGGCTGGAGATCATCGAAGGCGATCTAATGGACCCCGGTAGCATGCTCATGGATGGCGTGGATGTGGTGTTCCATCTGGCTGCGCGCGCGGATGTGCGGTTCTCTTCCGAGCATCCCGCTGCGGTGTTTAGTCAGAACGTGCAGGGGACCTTCAACGTGGTGGAAGCGGCACGGCGGAATAAGGTGAAGACGATTGTCTTCGCATCCACCGGATCGATCTACGGGGAGCCAACGGTGTTCCCCACCCCCGAAGATGCTCCATTCCCGGTCCAGACCTCCCTCTATGCGGCCTCGAAGCTCGCGGGAGAAGGATTGATCCAGGCCTTCGCGGAAGGCTTCGGGCTCCAGGGGTTCATCTTCCGCTTTGTGTCCAATGTGGGGGAGCGCTACACCCATGGCCACATCTTCGACTTCTATAAGAAGCTCAAAGCCAATCCCGATACTCTGGATGTCCTTGGCGACGGCAACCAGCGGAAGTCCTATGTCTATGTCGGGGATACCGTGAATGGAATCCTGACGGCGCTCCGGAAATCCGACCGGAAGATCAACATCTTCAACCTGGGAACCAATGACTCCTGCACGGTGAAGGAATCGATCGGATGGATCACGGAATATCTCAACGTGAAACCGGCCCTTCGTTACCAGGGAGGGACACGGGGATGGTCTGGGGATAGCCCACTCATTCACTTGGACTGTAAGCGGCTGCGGAACCTGGGATGGGTGCCGCTCGTGAGTATCCAGACCGGCATCGTGAGAACCGTGAAGTACATGCAGGAGAACCACTGGCTCCTGGAGCGAGGTGAGCATTGATCATCGTGAGGAGTCCGCTCCGGATCACGCTGGGTGGCGGCGGTACCGACATCCCTGCCTACTATGAGAAGTACGGTGGGTGCTGTGTCGCTGCGGCGATCGACAAGTATGTCTATGTGACGCTGACGCGTCCGTTCTTCAGTGGAATCTACCTAAAATATTCCGAATTGGAGCACGTGGATCATGTCCAGGACATCAAGCATTCACGGATTCGAGAAGCCATGCGACTCCATGCTACCGATGAACGCATTGAGCTGACGACTCTGGCCGATATACCGGCAGGCACTGGGCTCGGCTCATCCTCTAGCTTCACCACGGCGTTGGTTCGGGCGCTATCGGTACATTACGGGCTGAATCTCGACACGCCAACGCTGGCTGACGACGCTTGCGAGATAGAAATTTATCGATTGCGGGAGCCGATTGGTAAGCAGGATCAATACATCTCAGCGTATGGCGGAGTCCGGTCCCTATATTTTGGCACTGGGAACAGGGTGCATATGGAGTCCATCCGTAACACTGTGGGCTTGGAAGAAAACCTAATGTTGTTCTTCACGGGGATCACTCGATCCACGACCGACATTCTCCGCCCCCGGAGAGAGATGCTGAAAGATTCCATGGGAGAGACAGCTCAGGCGCTACTGGAAGCGGGGCGACTACGGGACTTTGGCTCCCTCTTGAATGTCCAGTGGAAGCGGAAGAAAGACATGATGCCGGAAGCGATCCCTCCCGTTATTGAGGAGTATCGGGAAGTTGGGCTGAAGAACGGAGCCATTGGCGGGAAGCTGGTGGGTGCGGGAGGTGGCGGTTTCCTCCTGTTCTATACCGAAGAGCGCTCCAGGCTACGGGCCGCCATGGCCAAGTGTGGCCTTGAAGAAGTGCGCTTCCGGTTTGAATTTGAAGGAACAAAGGTGCTGGTGTCATGACGTGGTCGTTCTATACAGAGGATTATCTGCACGACATCGCCGAGATTGCGAAGAAGCTGAACCGGAACACCATTGAGCGGATGGTTGAGGGCCTTGCTGAATTGAAGCGCCATCATGGCAGGCTCTTCCTGATCGGTAATGGCGGCAGCGCGGCCAATGCTTCTCATGCCGTGAATGATTTCAGGAAGATTGTCGGCATCCAGGCTTTCACGCCAACCGACAATGTGGCTGAGCTAACGGCCCGCATCAATGACTTTGGCTGGGCTGCCTCCTACGGATCGTGGCTTTCCCAGAGCGGCCTGACGCCAAACGATATGGTGTTCGTATTGTCCGTTGGGGGCGGCGGAGAACATGTAAGCCAGAACATCGTTCAGGCCCTGAACTACGCTATCGCCATCCGCTGCCCAATTCTGGGGATTGTTGGGAGCCCCGATGGCATGACAGCCAAAACGGCCAACGCATGTCTGATTATTCTGGACCTTGATGAGGACACCGTTACGCCTTATACCGAGTCCTTTCAGTCCGTGATCCTTCACTTACTTGTGACCCATCCAGGACTTCGAGATGAAAATATTCGCTGACTGCGCCGAACCAAAGACGATGATCGCCCTTGCTCCTGAAGTGGACGGGTTTACTACCAACCCCACCTTGATGCGGCAGGCCGGGGTATATGACTATGAGACATTCGCGCGCGGCGTCCTTGAGGCCATCCAAGACAAGCCAATCTCCTTTGAAGTCATAGCCGATACCTTCCCGGAGATGGAACGTCAGGCTCATAAGATCCAGTCTTGGGGGCTGAATGCGGTGGTCAAGATCCCGATTACCAATACGAGGGGCGAGTCCTCGTTTCCGCTCATCGAGCGGCTGGTCGATCGAGGTGTCTCCGTCAATGTGACAGCCGTGATGACAGGGGATCAGGCCACAATGGCGCTGGATGCGGAACCAGCCATTCTGTCCATCTTCGCGGGGCGTATCGCAGATACCGGCGTGGACCCTCTACCCATCGTCGAAGAGGCAGTCTACGAGGCTGTCGTTACGGAGATCCTATGGGCCTCCACTCGGGAGCTTCTCAACATTAAGCAGGCGGAATCCGTCGGTTGCCACATCATTACGCTCTCCCCAGAGCTACTTCGGAAGCGGAGCGTGATGGGGAGAAGCCGGGATCTCTACTCTCGGGAGACCGTCCAGCAATTCTACGAAGATGCCAAGAAAGCGGGGTACACCCTATGAAGGTTTACGTCCATGGCAATGGCCATCTGGCCGAGATCACGACAGCCCATGTGGCCTCACTGGGGCATGCCTGCCTTGTGGCCCATGAAGCCGACGTCATCTGGTGCTGTGAGGATGTGAATAGCGTCCACCACGTCCCGCGCGTCCTGGAAGACATCCACCGTCTGGTTCATATGCGGCCCACGGCCCTGTTCCTGATTTCCTCCCAGCTTCCGGTCGGTACCATTGGGCAACTGGAAAAAGAGTTTCCGCGTAGCGCGTTCGCCTGCTGCCCGGAGAACTTCAGGGCTGTGGATACCGCTGAGGCCTATCTGGAGCAGGCGCGATTCGTGGTGGGGGTCCGCGACATGGCACAGGCTATCACCCTGCGTCCTCTATTCCCATTGATCTCCGAGATGGAATGCATGTCGGTAGAATCGGCGGAGATGGTGAAGCACACCGTCAATGCCTATCTGGGACTGTGCATCGCCTTCATCAACGAGATCCGGGATGTGTGCGCTGTAGTGGGTGCCGACATCGTGGAAGTGGAATCCGGGCTACGCACGGAACCCCGGGTGAGCCCACTGGCACCGCTCCATGCCGGGGAGCCCTTCGGCTGGGGCCATATTGACCGAGACCTAACTTATCTCCGGGATCTTCACCGGACTGTACTGATTGAGGCTATCCATGAGAGCAATCATTCTCGCCGCAGGTAAAGGAGAGCGGCTACAGAGCGTCGAGCCTAATGTGCCGAAACCCATGGTCCGCATTGCAGATACGCCGGTGCTGGAGTTCACGGTTGAACACCTGAACGACTGCGGCATCCATGGAATCATCGTTACCACAGGACATTTATCCGAACAAATCATCGATTACTTTGAAGGCCAGTGGGGACTCACGATGCAATACACCGTCGAGAAGGAGCCCCTCGGCACTGCGGGTGGATTCAAGGAAGCAATGCGACTGTTTGGATGGAATGGGCCAGTGCTCGTATGGAATGGGGATAACTTCTCTACCTGTGATCCCAGGCGGATGCTGGAGTACCACAAGGCTCATGGTGGGGATGCCACGATGGCAATCTGCTGGAGGAAGAATGCCAGCCAGTCGAGCGTGATTGAATGGAGCTGGGATAACCGCATCACCTATTTCCGGGAGAAGGCGGAGCGAAAGCTGGACTACGGCTGGGTGAACGCTGGTATCTACATTTTGAACGAAAGCGTGATGGACTACATCCCAGATGTAGGTGACTTTGGCTACGACGTGTTCCCTTCGATGATTCGCGATAGGGATATGTTTGCCTACGGCTTCTCTCAGGATGAATGGCTCTATTGGTATGACACTCCGGCAGATTTAGCGGAGCTTCGGAAGAGGTTTCCATGAGTCTCGTCGACTTCGGCTTCACCGACAGAATCCCTGGTTCATTCACGAAGATCAATGCGGAAGCGTATTACAGCTGCGCGATAGAGGTACTGAATCTGCGCGCGCGCCCCACGTTTGTTGAAGTCGGGGTGGACCAGGGCCGAAGCGCCAGCGTGATCATGCAGGCCATCAAGACTACAGGAGTTGACGCCTTCATGATTCTAGTGGATAGCTGGGAGAGCGTTCTCATCGGGAACAAGGCAAAAGTGGAGACATTGGCGCAAGCCAATGGTATCCGCCATGTCATTCTCCATATGACATCGGTGGAAGCGGCAATGGCTGTCGCAGATCAGAGTATCGATATGATCCTGATCGATGCCAACCATACCGAGAGCCACCCGAATGAGGATTGTGAGGCGTGGCTACCCAAGCTGAAGTCCGGAGGCATCGCCTGCTTCCATGACTATAGCTCCGGATTCCAGGCCGTGGATGACGCTGTGGATTTCTGGACATCGGCTTATCTGGACCATCAGGTCTATGAAGGGCTGGCGGTTCGGAGGAAACCATGAAAATAACCAGAGAGGGATTCGCTGTGGTTGAAGGAGACATGCTCCTGTCTCGCTATGTGGAAGAGCAGGGGCGGCTGGATGTGGACTATCCCACCACCGACCTGATGCTGCCCTATATCCCCGAAGGGGGTATCGTGGTCGATGTGGGAGCCTGTATCGGCGACCACACCGTGGCGTACTCCCAGATGGTGGGGCCTCAGGGGAAAGTCTATGCCTTTGAACCGAACCCCATTGCCTTTGAATGCCTGCTCTATAACACGAAGGGCTACTCGAATGTGGTGGCCTGTGGCTTCGGTCTGTCGAACTTCAACGGCAATGTCAATGTGAAGGTGGATGCCTACAATGTCGGGGCCACGCGCCTTGTGGACTATACCGATGCAGGGCTTCATTCCACCGTCCTCCGCTTGGACGATATCGCGAAGGACTGGACACGCCTGGACTTCATGAAGATCGATGCGGAGGGCCATGAACCCTGGATATTGGATGGAGCGAAAGAGACTCTTCGGAGGCTCCATCCCGTGATGCTTATTGAGATCCAGACCGAAATGCTGGCGCACAATGGTTTCACTCCTAAGGATGTCTATGATCGGCTGGCCAATCTTGGCTTCGGGTTCAGCGAGGGAGATCGGCATTCCTACGATCTCTTGGTTTTATGAAGATCATGTACCTGGGGATCGCGGTATGGCCCTCCTGGGACGTGGCCATGTCGAAGATGTGGATCTGGCGGAAGTCGATCGATCGCTTCGGCTATGACTTCAAGTACTACGGCATTGGAACCAAGCGCTGGCCCGGGTATCGTGCCCAGAAGGTGGAGTCCCAGCTGGAGTATTTAGTCAAGAGTGGGACTGGCGGAGCCAGCCACGTGTTCTACACCGACTGCTGTGACTGCCTGATGCTGGCCGATGCCGCCGAGATTGAGAGTAAGTATAAGGCCATGGGTTCCCCTCCCATGCTTGTCCAGTCTGCGAGCCAGTTGGGCAATGTCAGCGATGGGAGTAAGTATCCATACTTTGATGAGCGCTACCCCGGAGTGAAGTTCCGCTACCCCTGTGTCGGTGGCTACCTGATGGAGGTCCCCTTACTGAGACAGTTCTTACAGCGGATGCATGATGAGTACCCGGAGAAGGATGGCTGGGGCGATGACTGCTTCATCTGGTACGAAGGATTCCAGCAGGGCTGGTTCCGTCCCCATCTCGATACCAAGTGTGAGATCTGGACAGTCGGCCATGAAGACAATCTGGAAGTGAAGCGGGGGCGGCTCTACAACCCACTCACCGACTCCTGGCCGTGTCTCTGGCATAACTCCGGAGGCAGCGCCAATCAGGAGACGTTCAAAGATCACATGATGATCCCGATGGCGCGCAGGCTTGGGATTCTCGGAGAGGATGAGGTGAAGCCATGAAGGTCAATGTGGTTATGCTTTGCTGCAACAGGCACATGCTCACCCATCAGGCGCTCCGGACACTTCGCCGGAACACACCAGCAGAACTCTTCAATCTCACCATTGTCGATGACCAGAGCGCGATCCCGCCCATGCTCAAGGAAGGGGATGCCTACCTGAAGATTGAGAACTCAAAACACATCACCGGCCAGGCCCGGAATCTTAGTGTGTATTGGTCGGAGAAGGTGTTCGGGCGCGGAGACTATCTGTATCTCTCGGATAACGATGTGTATTTTATGCCGGGATGGCTGGACCGTCTCGTGTCGACATTCAATCACGAGGAGCATGTGGGCTTCAAATTGATGGGCGGCTGGAATCACCAGTACATGCAACCTAAGACAGGCATCATGAAGAGCGCTGGCGGTGAAGGTGGCTATCAGATAGCTGAGCATGACGCGGTGACCGGAGCGTCCCAGCTGATGCGCTGGGAGACCTGGGATAAGTACGGGCCTCTAGACGCTCATGCCCAGGGAGTATGCCAGGGAGAAGACTGGCAGTTCTGCCAGAAGATCATTAAGGATGGAGGCAGGGTGGGGAGTATCTATCCCAGGGTGGTGTTCAATTGCGGCCTGACCAACTCCTACGGGGCTCCAAGCGTTGGAGCCGATGTGGTGCTGGCGGAACTGAAGGAAGCGAAGAAGCAGCACCCGGATCTCTATTATGAATAAGCTCAACATCGGGAGTGGGCAGCGACGGTTTGAGAACGCCTTTGGCTGGGTCAATGTAGATGCCGTATCACGTCCGGGAGAAGAACCGGACCTTATCTGCGATGTTGGTAAGGAGCCGCTTCCTTATGATGATGGGACGATCGACTGTATCGTGTTGCACCATGTCTATGAGCATTTTCGCCCTGGCGATGGCCACGGCATCGTCCTGGAATCGCATCGCGTCCTTCGTGCTGGCGGCAGCCTGATCTTAACGCTACCCAACTGGAGGGCGCTGGCGGAGCGGTGGCTGACTGGTCAGATCGACGACTACATCTACTTTATCAATATGTATGGAACCTGGAGAGATGTCGAAGACGCTCACAAATGGGGGTATAGCATGAGCGGGCTGAAGGAAGATTTGATGGGCGTGGCTCCATGGAGTCGTATCGCGCCGTTCAACTGGAGAGAGATACATGGGGCATACGTGGCTAAAGACTGGTGGATCAATGGTATAGAGGCAATTAAGTGATGGAATACGTGAAGCAGGATAACAGGAGAATCCGGAGTGACGGAAGCCGCACGAAGGGATCTGTCCGTGGACTACATCGTATTATTGTTGAGCGGGAGATTGGCCGATCGCTACTTCCAAGCGAAATCGTTCATCATAAGAATACGAATAAGCGTGACAATAGCCCAGACAATCTGGAACTCACAACTCACTCCGAGCACGCCAAAGAACATAATCGCCTGCGATGGCTTAATGCTATGGCCTGTCGCGTCTGCGATGCTCTCACAATCTCCAGGCTAGGGCTGTGCCATCAGCACAGCACGATTCAGGGTATCTGGGCACGGAGGCGGGGAGGCAAAACCGGAGACTGGCTTGAAGACTGGATATCCATTTACAGGCCACGAAAGTGAGGAACGATGCCAAGTCTATTGGACGAAAGGAATTTCATGTCTATTGCCGCATTGGGTAAGTTCTCGATCGACATCACGCCGGTCGAGCATTCCGGTCTCTACCACGTCAACATTGGCTCGGAGAACCGGAAAGAGGTGGTCTCCATGCAGACCAACATCGGGGAGACTCCCGATCAGTTTGGGATGCGGATCAAGAGCATGCTCCGCGCGCTGCTCAATGGAGAACCGAAAGTATTGCCACAGGAGAAGCTCGATGTTCAACCCGATAATAGTCCCGGTAAGAAACAACCTAAGCCTAACAAAGAAAGCAATCCGAACCTTTAAGGCACAGGATATCGGAGACGTCTCCATCCTGGTGATCAACAACGCTTCCACCGATGGAACCACGGAGTACCTGGGAACCGAGCGGGATATCTATCAGATGTACTACGACCCACCGCTGTCGGTGGCGGCCTCGTGGAACCGTGCCCTGAACTTCTTCTTTATAGCGGGAGCCGAGTATGCGCTGGTGGTCAATAATGACGTCGAGCTACAGCCCCAGACGTACAGGTATCTCGTGGGGGACGGAGGGGGCTTTGTCACCTGTATCGGGAACCAGCAGTGGCCGGAGGTGATCAATCCACCGGACCCTGAGAAGAAGCGGGCGCACCCCGACTTTAGCTGCTATCTGATCCGAAAGGAAGTGTATGAAAAGGTTGGGCCGTTTGATGAGCAGTTCCTTATCGCTTTTGGTGAAGACTGGGATTATCACGTTCGCCTGCATCGATCTGGGATTGCTGCTATGGCTATTGATTTCCCGTTTCTCCACCACGGATCAATGACCATCAAGAACGCCGATCTCTCCGAGATCCGGAAGATCCAGATGCAGGCGGAAAAGAACCGCATGTACTTCAAGAAGAAGTGGGGGATGGCGGGAGCCAGCGAGGAGTATTACCGCTACTTCAATAATGAAGCGCCATAAAAAGAACCCCGCGCCGTGCGATGCGCGGGGTAAGAAAGTAATGAGCGATGGCTCCAGTATAGAACTCTATCGGGTGGAAGGGAAGCGTGGAGTGACCGACCGGTCGGTAGGTCTACCCCAGAGCTTCCTCCACCACAGCAGTATCCGCCTCAAGCTTCGCGAGGCGGTAATCCTCATCGATGCGGAAACTGGACGGTTTGTAATCCCGCCAAAAGTCCGGCGAGATTCAAAAGCCAAATGACGACGCCGACGACCACGACGATGCGCTCCAGGACTAACAGAGGAGCGCTCATATATTTTCCGACCCAGGTTTCCACCAAATACTGCAATACCCCGATCGCGATAATCGTCAGGACGACCGCCAGTAACGACACGTTAGTGGACCTTTCCCGAAGCTTTACCTGCGGCTGTGCCAGCAACAGGTGTTTGGGCCGCTACGGCTGCCGCTAGTGCTGCCGTCTGGGCTTCAAGAGATGTATTCAAGTCGGTAATGGCTTGCAGTTCCGCCGGTGTGGCACCTGCCGCAATAGCTGCTGCTACTGCTGCCGCAATCGCGGCCTGGATTCCATTGATCACAACGATTGCCGAGTCGACCACGTTTTTCTCGGATGAAGCGTCGGTCGCTGCCTGTGCAAGTAGTACGTCTAGCTGATTCTGGCTCATGATAGTGCTCCAAATGACCGCCAAGGGTCATTTTTCTGTGGCATTCTGTACCACGTTTTTAAGGTTAGCGGTTTCCGTCTCGTGCTGCTTGTTCAGCTTGGCGAGCGCGTCTATTTCCGACTGCAAATTTGGAGCCGGGGTATTGATGGTAATGTTCGCATCGATCTGAACATGGATATTCAACCATGATGATGGATCTTTGTAAGTATCACTCATGGTGCTGGCGGCGGTGTTGGGGATGCCCCTCCGAACAATTGCGCGAGAATCGGCGCAATCATAATAAACAACTGAGCAATTCCCGTAATCAAGGTAATCCAGTTATTGGCATCACCCGCTTTAAAGGATGCGGAATGCGCCTGTAGATCCGATTGCATGATATCTCCTTTATCCTGAAACCTTGTGCAAGTCGAGCCGCAATTGGTTGAAGTTGAAACCCGGAGAGAAACCCGTCACGGTCGATTCGATTGGTAATAGAGCATAAGCCTCATCAACGCATTCATCCCACCATGCCCAGGTGCCTTTCTGCGTGTTTCCCCAGGTCAACACCGTCACGGTATCGGCATCATAGCCAACTGCATAGACGCAATGGCCGTCCAGAGTCAAATTTCCCGGTGTCCAGGCTTTTCCAGCCTCGAAGTCGGGGATGGCATTCTCCTGCACCTGAAATCCGATGAAGCATCCACCGAATATCGAGATCGCCTGTTTCACGGCCACGTGATTGAGCGGCTGAAGGCCAGCATAGGCCACCAATTGATCATACAGAGCGCGATTCTTCCGCCAGTAATTCAAGGTGTCGAGGACAATCAAACCATTATCAATGCCGCCCGCGAGCTTGAAATAGAGATCAATCACATCTTGTGCCGGTGCGATTTTTATCTGTCCAATCAGAGCATGATCCAGCGTTTCCGCATGCGCGAGTGCCGCAACAACGCAATCCCCATATAGATCATTCCCGTCCATTGGAAAAAACGTCGATACCGAAGGCCCAATCTTCGTCCGAGCGAGCGCGTTGAATGATGGCGGAGGCGGCGGAATCACCGTCATATCGAGATAAGAACCAAACCGCAATGTGCGGTAGTCGCTCTTTCTCGGGGATTTGCCAAATCGAAGAGTCATTTTAAGAATCACCGCCGCAAATAAGGCCACTACTGGTTAATTTAAATCTTCCTGACTTACCGTCCGTCTCCGTCGAGATGGCGAGAGACTCCTCGAGATCTGCGGTGGGTAATTCCGATTCAAGTAATCGGATAGTGTTTTCATAGCAAGCAATTTCTGTCTGATATTTCTCAATAAGTGATTTTATTGTTCGAATAGACTCAAGGTAATTCTTCGTATTGCATCTACAACGAACATATCCACACTTAGAACAGGTCGTCATTTAAATATATATTCCTTATAAATGGACCAAACTTGTCCCATCGCTTTTGTACTTATCCATTAAAGCGAGAACCGCGTCGGGATAGGTTTGATCGCTGCCGCCATTGTACTTTAATAAGGAGTTTCGCACATCGTTATGTTCAAGCGTCATGCAGTCGCGAAGTTTTCGACACCCATACATCACGCCCGTTTGCGGGTCACAAAGAGCCGTCAGAAACTTGCCGTCAAACCCCTTTTCACGTGCGACTTGCCCCATTGGATCTTTGCCAAATCGGAGCGTCATTGGGGTGTCGGCGGTGCCGGTGGCGTCGACCACAGCTGAGCAATCTGCGCCAGCAGTGGAGCAATGAGTACAAACAGCTGGGCGAACGCCGTAATCACGGTGATCCAGTTGTTCGGGTCTGTCGCCTTGAAGGCAGCAGGGTGGTTGTTCAAATCGGACATATTACCTCATTTTCTTTAGACGTTTGTAAGACTCCTTTAGAGCCTTCTGGTGTTCCTTCGCGTGTTCTTTGTTGTAGATAATGGACTTCTCCAGCTTCTCTTTCGGGTTGGTCATCTTTTCGACTTCCCTCCGATGCTCCTTATGGCGCTTCGACATGGATTTATCGTAGTCCATTTCCGGCTCCGACTTATGGGGGGTGCCCATCGTCATGGCTTTTCCTTGTTCAGCGAACCCAGTATTCCCTCTAGCCTTTCGATCTTAATATTGGCCTCCGCCAGTGCAGTCTTCACTGCCGTCAGGTTCGAATTCACCAGGATATGGATCTCCCCCAGCTTCTGTCTATTACCGATCCCAATGACGGATGGTACCAATGCAATTAAAGCAAGGTAAACGGCATCACTCATTTGGCCCTCTTCGGCGGGGTGGGCTTGGGTAGCTTCAGCTTCTCCGCTTCTGCCGTCGGTTGCTTTGTTACGCCACGGCCAAAGCTCGCCAACCGCGCCTTCATTTCATTCACTGTCTCCAGGCGCATCCGTCCGGGGACTCCACCGGAGCCATCTCCGGCAGCAGTGCGTACCACCATAGGACGCTGGGCTACGACATCCTGATGGGGCTTTGGCCCCAGGCCGCTATCCTGGCCCTGAAATGTCTGCGTTCCCGGTTCCACGGGTGCCAATTGTTTCTGAGGTGCCGGTCCCTCCGCAAGCTTTGGTTTCGGTGCTGTCGGAGCCGGTAGCTGCTTCTGGGTGACTTTACTCGAAGCCACATCCTGATATTCGCCTTGCGGCGAAGGAGCCTTGGGTGACTCTACAAACTGGGCATCAATGGTTGGCGTTGGCGGTGGCTCCGGAGGGTCATAGAGCCGTCGTGCCGCCGCGCGCATAATCGGACGGCCACCCATCACTCTCGCTATTGGGGTATCGGCCACTTCCGACATCAGCTGGGGAATTCCTGCTTTCGTTGCCGCGCCCTGTATCGCAGAGCCGACAGCGGGCGCGCCTTCGCTGATCGCTTTTGGGCCTAAGAGCCCAGCCGCCATTTTGGTCGCTCCCTGAGTGGCTTGATCCATCTGTGGCTGGGTAGGGGCCTGGACAGAGTTGGGCGCAACCAGTGCTCCGAACTCACGTCCCATTGTCGCTGCCATATCTTTGACGCCACCGATCGTTCCCGCCAGTGTATGCAAAGGGTGGACCATTGCACTCACCGCTTCGGGTACTTCCAGCGTGGGGGAGTCCCAGCCTTCACGGAACCGCAGCGGGGATACGCTCCCAGCCATCTGCATTAGCCCTTGAGGTACCTGAGCCATCTGATGGGCAGCCTGAGCCGCAGCTGGGAATATCTTCTCGAAGTTCTGCTGCCAGGATGGAGCAGGAGTGGGCGCATTCGCCGCTGGAGCGGTTTGCATCTCCGCTAAAGCCTGATCGAAGACGTCTTGTTGCTGCTGCTGTGGCATTACGGTATCTGCCAACCATCCTTCTGGGCTGCCGCCCGCGCTTTATCTTTATCCAGCCCATTCAGTAAGAGGTACGCTTTCGCGATACCCGGTCCAAATGGAATCGATTCCTGTGCGGGGGCCAGGGACTTATTCATCGGCACCATCTGATCGACTACCGATTTCAGGGTGTTCTGGAGCGTGCCCTTAAACACACCGACATCTCCCAGCAACGCGCCTTTCTGGAGCTGTAAGGCCTGGAAGGCTTGCTGTCCCCGGCTGGGCGCAATCCCATACACCGTTCTCAGGATGTTGATGTCTTCCGAAAGGGAGGCGTAATCCTTTGCCAGTGATGTCTCGTCCGGCGTGAGCCCCGTCATACGCGAGATCAAAAGCTTCGTCTGGGAGGGGTCCACCGCAAAGGCTACCTTACCAGCAACAATCAAACTCTTGAGAAGGTCTGCTTTATTGAGCACATTGTCCATGCGCTCCACAGTATTGGTTAAAGCCGTCCCTTGCTTCTTCACCTTCAGCACGTCATCTGCGCTCAAGCCTCGGCCTGCCCCCGGAACCACCCGAGCCTCACCCACCTTTGGAACCGAGGTCGGCGGAGGAGTTGGGGCTGGAGCCTGCTGGGGAACGCCCCCCGCCTGCTGATTCTGCTGTAAGGCCGACTTGACTTGAGCCTCCGTCAAGTTGCGGTTCTGCGACATCACAAACTGAACGGCCTCGGGTGTCGGGCCTTGAGTCAGGTCCGGTACCCCGGGAGGCGGTGCTGGGGCCTGCGGCTGTGCTTGCGGAGGAGGCGCAGGCGCACCCGGAAGCTGAGTTGTGGTGGTCCGCTGGGTTCCGGTAACACCGAGACGTCCTCCCGGCAATGGGACCGTCTGTGTTCCCTCGGTGGTTTTCGGAAGTGTCGTATTCGCCTGACCTAAGGTCTGAGCCCCAGACAGCGGCTGGCCCGACGGAGGCGTTTGTTCTCGGACTCCGACCTGACCATTAAAAGACGTGCCCTGATATGTCGGCGACTGGAGATAGATGTTGCCACTGGCGGTATCCGTGCGGGCCACCACTCCAGGCAGTATCTGCTGGATCTCATTTAATAGCTGGGGAGACGGAGCATGGAGCGGCAGCTGAATCCCAGCTGCGGCCAGTTTTTGCTCATCCTGAATATTTAGGCCCTGGGAGATCAGGCGTGGGGCATAGGCCACCGGTGTCGCGGATTTGAAGAGCTGCGACTCTCCCGTATAGGGATTGGTCCACTCTTCAATCTTGAATCGGTTCCCTTGCTCGTCCACCGATGTATAGGAATTGGTCATCTTTCCAATCGTCGGATGGGTCGCCATCGCCTTCGCGCGTTCCCGCTCGATCTGCTGCCCAAACGGCATCATCCCCAGCTGGTGGGGCGGAGGTGCCGGGGCCTGAAGCGTCTGGTCCGCCATCTGTCCCGTGGGTCCAGTATTCGGCGGAGCCTGTGGTGGCGCAGGAGCCTGCTGCGGAGCCTGTGGCATGGATATCGGTGGAACCACGCCTCCCTGAATTGCGGCTAGGCTCGGTGGCTGTTGGGGCGCAGCGGCCTGTCCTGCCGGACCCGACAACTGCTGCCCAATCGGCATATTCTGCGCCCCCTGGCCACCCGGTGCTCTAACCGGAGGAGGAGCTGGAGGCTGAACGAGTATTTGGGAGATGTCGCTCTCTTTGCTGGAGACCGGCTTCATCGGGTCGCCACCAATGATGTCTAAGGCCCGATGCTTCAGGGCCATACTGGAGGCTTCATCGAAGCGCGGGTCGTCGGCCATCTTCGCGATGGATGCGGCAATATCCCGGCGCTGGCCATACTGCATTTCCAGAAGCTTCGAGTAGTGGTCCGAAGCCGCCTGCTCAAACCCTGAAAATACGTCTGCAAAAGCCAAGTCGCTATGCTCCTTTAACTAAAGATCACTCCGGGGCCTCCGGTCGTCGCTGTGGTGTTGTCACCGCCACCCCCACCGCCACCGAAGATACTGCCCAGTGTCTTACCCAGCTGGCCCAGAACGCCCGACTGTTGAAGTTGGGAGAACAATCCCGATCCAATACTCTGTCCCTGCTGCGCGGTCAACTTCCGCATGGCTTCCTGCTGCTCCAGAATGCCACGGCCTGCAGCGGTCGAGGCATAGAGCGAGTTTGCACCCTGTCCGATCAGCTGGCCTCCGAGCCCTCCCAGTTGCTGTGCAGCCTGAGGGCGCGCTCCCTGCATCAGCTGGGTCACATCGCGCTGTTGCTGATAAGGCAGTTCCGCATTGAACTGCGCGGATGGGCCTCCGCGTGGATTGAGAGCTGCCGAGGTCTGGCCTGCCGCTTGATAGCCCTGTCCGATCTGAGAGAGCTGTGGCCCGAGAGCCGATGCCATCTGACCACGGTTCCCGGATAGGATCTGGGACCAGTAATTGAGTGGCCCACCCACAGCCTGAGTGCCCATGCCCAGGAGGTTCTGACCCGCGCTCAATCCCGCATTCTGGGCCAGGAGATTGGACTGCATCACCTGATTCTCTAGAGGCGTGGGCGATTGCTTCCCCAGGGCACTGCCCAGTAGGGAGGTGCCGACACCGGCACCCAGGTTGAGGCCAAGGTTCCCGAGACTTCCAAGTAGGCTACCGTTATCTGGCATATGTCCTCTTCAGCGCCTATAGTACAACGCCGTGGTCTTATTGCGTAATTCTAACGTCGTCATCGCATTCCCCGTGAAGGTCGGCGTCGATAGGGTTCCAGCCGGGGTGAAGGGATGAGTGTGTGGGTCTGCCGCTACGGTGGTGCCCGCGCCCGACTGGACCGCCACTGATGCGGAATCATTCCCCGTGGTCCCCGGTGTTCCTGTAAACGTGGGAGTGGACACCGTACCGGCTGGCGTATTCCCGCTTGCTACCGCAATCGCGGCTGCCGCCAAAGCGCCCTTCAGGTAGGCTGCCGTCGTTACATCCGGAACCGTCACATTCGTGGTTGTTCCGTCAGCATTAAAACGCGCCACCGTCGATCCATTACAGAGCTGCCACGCATTGGAACCAAAGCCCGACGGGGCGCTCTCATACATCGCATAGAAGCCGGAACCAGGATCAGCTGGCCCCCAGGTCCAGGCCGAGCCCGTCCATTGTAAGAGATGCGAATAGTCCGTCACCCAGGCCAGGGTCCCAACATCCGCCGCCCCGAGACCTCCGGGCAATGCGCCGGAGACAACACTGGGGATGGAGAAGACGCTCGACGCGGTATTCGGCAATAGGGACTGGAGGTTCAGCGGGGTCTGGCCACCCGCCTGAAGCTGATCCCGTATCTTCGCCGTAATATTCGCGAGATCGGCTGCCGTTAATGCTGGAGCTGCCTGAACGATGGGCCGATTCATGGCCTGCTGGAACTGACGCAGCACCCGCTCTGTGGATTCTGGGGTGCGTAGGTCATCGATGGAAAAGGAGATCATCCTTCAATCTCCGCATAGTCCGAGAAGATACGCAATTGCCGGTAGGCATCATCCGTGCCCCAGTCCTTAACCTCAATGAAGCTATCCCTGGGGTCCAGTCGGAAGGTCGTGCCCGTCGTGTTCAAGAACAGCTGGCAGATCTTCCCCTTCATCACCGGCACCCGGAAGATGGTCTGCTTATAGGACCCACCGGAGGCTGGGATGGTGATCGCTGGCTGAGATTGATTATCGATAACAAAGGTCAGGGTAAAGTCCTGGGTCGACACATGTGTGATCTTGCACAGCCCAAAATGCTTGTAGTTCGACATCCCAAAGGTGGATGGCGAGATGTTCCAGGAAAGGGCCGAGATCGGCGCGGACTCAAAGGTCCACCGGGTCTCCCAAATAAAAAAGAAGGGCCGATCCGTTCCGGACACATCCATGGTGATGAATACCGAGACATTCTTTGCCGTCTGCCAGCCATTGTTGAAGGCCACGGGAATCACCGTCTGAGTGCGGCCCGCTGTCGAGAAGCTAGTGGGGACTCCAATATTCGCGTTGTTGTTGAAGAAGGGAGTCGCGGTGGCCACCACAGCCCCCGTATTGGAATCGATCATCAAGTCGCCATAGAACTTGAACGACCGGGGGTCGCCCTGATCCTTCGAGGGTGTGGTGAACTCCATCAGGATCGGTGAGCCATTGTCACTGTTGCCGGTATAGGCATAGAGGTGGGAATCCACCCCGCCAATCAGGAGCAGGTGGACTCCTGGTCCCTCATCCCCATAATGGAACTGGGCGTTGGGGGTGAAGTCGTCATAGAGCCAGCCCCCCGGCGCTTCCCCGCGCGTGGCGGCTCCCAGATCCAGAGCCAAGACCAGCGTCTTCCGGTCCCCACCGGAGGCGGGGTAATCGAAATAGACGTAGTCGTCGTAGTAGGTCAGGCGCAGTCCGGCAGCATTGCCGGAGACAATCTGCGGAGCCGCGACTCCATTGACATCGACACCGAGGTTGCCTTCATTGGGGAACAGGTCGTAGAGATCCGCATCCGTCATTGAGGTGGGGGATTGCCCCATCGACATATTGATGCCGTCTCGGGTGAGATAGCAAATGACTGGCGCAGGCTCCCGGGTCAGGGCCCAGCGGGAGAACAGTCCCTTACCATTGGGGATGTTCTCATGGCGGAACGGCTGGTTCGGATCGCCAGTCTTCAAAAGCTGGATAAAGTTCTCCGAGGAGAAGACGTAGGAGCGGACATTGTACTGGAGCCCGTTCATCAGGGGCTCCGAAGGGGACGTCATATCCAGGGTGTTCGTGGGATTGGTCGTCTCCGAATCTGGGTTTGAATAATAGAGACGTCCCGGGTTGATCGGGTCACCGCAGGCAAAGAAGTTTCCGTCCCACTCCCAGAGACAGGGGAGCGGTTGGGCCAGGATCGTCGGCTCATTGATCTGCCAAGCCACCGCCGACTGAGACTTCGCATTCTCCACAATCTCCAGTAGTGATGTCGACTGCACGCGGTAGATGGTGTAGGGCTGATTGTTAATGATGATCCGAGTCCCGGGTGCCCACGATAAATTGAAAGACGTCCCAAAATCTTTTATGGAGGTTCCGGCCACAATCGCTGTCGTGCCGGACACCGGGAGTCCGATGATCGGCCAGGGTTGGTAATCGTTCATCCCAATCACGGGCTGACCCGCCACCGTGAGGTCGTCGTAGATGTCCGCGAAAGATGGCGTGGCCCCATTCGCAACCGTTCCGACGTAATGCCAATCCGGGCCCTGACCTCCAAAGCGTTCGATATCCAGGACGAAATCGCCGACGGCATTGGTCGTTCCCGATGGGGCCGCATACTGGGGCGCTGTCACGGTTACCGACTGGCGGTAAGGGTCCATGGACAGCCGTGTCGCCGGGGACCAGTTGGATGGCACATTGGTCGAGAGCAGGCGCGCGCGATAGCGGTAGTAGTAGGGGCTAGCCGTGGCGTCGAGATCGTCGGGGCCGTAGCCTCCGCCGATCCACCAGGAATCCATTCCGATGTTGACGGTTCCGGTGCATACAATCACCAGCTGGATGGTGGCTACATTCTGGAGCGTCCGTGAATCATCGGTACCCACGCGAATCAAGTCGGAGATCCGGAACCGAACATCCACCCATTGACTTGCGCCAGACTCCAATTGTGTCGACTGGACCTGAGGTGCGTCCGACGGAGTCGTCACGCTATTGGGAAGAAGCTGACCGATCCCTTCCGGGCCAGAGGATGCCGGTCCAAGAAATGCCGGACCCAGGACGTTATTCGGAATCGACACACCGCCAGGGATAGGAACTCCATTGGGGTCAGTTAATGGCGGAAGGAAGCCAGTATTCGACGCTGTCCGATCCGGCGAGACCTGCGGACCCTGCCCGCTACCCTCATCAATAATCTGACGCTGGAGGATGGTGGACCCTGTCGTCACCAATGCCTGAGCGTTCTGGATGTTCGGGGTCAGATCGGATGGCCGGATTTCACGGTAGTAATAGTTCTTGGTAAAGGGTGCCGCGCCGTCGGACACATCCACATCCAGCTGCACTTTGATGTAGCTCAGGCTTAACGGATTATCCACGCGCAGCGAGATATTCATGTAATCATCGGGCTGGGTGGGAACGCCTGTGGCAATCTTCGAGAGATCCAGGGCTGCGGTCTTTGTCAGATATCCCGTACCGGTCGTCACCGCAGAGGTCATGGCATCATTTGAGACTGTCTCCGTGGTCGCATGGTTACTGACGAGATAGATCCGCAGCGATGGCAAAGCCGTGATCGTGTTGCCCACACTGAACGTGCCCACGGTTGTTGCCCGGATAGAGAATGTCCCGTCTGGCCCAAAGATCTTCGCTTTCACCCGGATCAGTTCACTCGCCGTCGAGTTATTCAGCAGGCTATTCACTTCAATCTGATCCACGGGGGTGGCCAGAAAAATGGAGCAATCTCCCGTCGTTCCGGAATCGTAGAGGATGGCACCGATGGTGGTGGCCGCAGCCCCGGCGAATACATCCTGGACCGTCGCCGTCTCGGCGCTGGTCAGGAAGTTGAGCCGTTCCCCCCGTCCCACGCCCACCATCGATGTCAGCTGAACACAGGCCCATCCCGTTGTTCCGGTATCATAGAGGATCTGGGCAATCGTGGTGGTGGTTCCAGAACCTCCGCCAGGGGTACGCGATATCTGCGTCGGCGCACCTGCCGTACTGGCAGCTGCCCACCCCGTGAGAGCATCGAAAGCATCAATGGTTTTATAGGACGGCGCATCGGTGAGAGCTACAGAGGGCGCTGCCGCTGGCGCGGGCAGGCCAATCTGATGGAGATCCCCAGTGGGAGACACCTTCCGCATCCGCGCGCTGTCCCCGATGTACATGAAGGAGACGGGTGAAGCCAGCGGCTTCCAGGGAACCAGGGCCAAGGGGTCGCCACTGTAGCCGGAATCGAGATCCGTATAGGGATTCTTGCCAAAGGCCACATGGCTCCCGGCTCCCACCACGCGGGTGTAGTTGTTATGGGCGGGATCGTTCAGCCGTCGGGCCGAGTGAACCGGTGTCTGGCCTGCCACGGGTTGGCCAATATCGGTGATTCCGTCACGGGGCTCAATCCGGCCTGCCAAATAGGAACGGATGTTCCGGGCATACGGGAGCTTCCCCGGCTTCACGCTGTCCAATGGCCGGTTGAGATCCAGTCCCACGAAGTCGAAGCGGTTGGTTTCCTTCTGATACTTAACGTCCATGGAAGGCTCCTATTCCCACCGGAGTCTCCAAGCGGCGCGGTATCTGAGACTTCTGTCTCTGGGACTGAGCCGCTGCGGATGCGGCATTCCGTACTGCTGCGGAGATACGCTGATTATAGGTGAGGGCCTGAAGCATGAAGTTCTGGGCCTGACGGTCGGTTGCATGCCACTCCGCGCCCGCCACTTTGAACAGCGCCAGATGCTCCGCATAGTCGAGAATCATATCCAGCTGTTCCCGCCCCACCTGAACGAAGCTCGCATTGCCCGTGGGGATCACCGACTTCCGCACCACATCGAGCGTCACGGATGTGATCCCATTGGGAACCGGATTCAGGGCAATCAGATTCGATGCGGCGAGAATCAGGTCCTGGGGGACACCTCGGGTATTCTCCCAGAGAGGCGTCGAGGACTCCACTTCCTGGAGCGTGGTGGGGATCAAGGGTTGTCCTTGGATTTCCGCATGGACCACTACCGGCAGTAGTCGTGCCAGCTGGACATACAGCTGGTAGCGCTGCTCACAGTAGGTGGCCCGTATGGGATCACGCGCGATACCGTCCTTACCGAGTAAGTCTGCGAGCGCTCCCCATTTTATTGCTGGAGTCAGGTCGTCCGGTATCCCCACCGGAGTCGCGACTGTCGATGGATTGAGCGTCGGTCCCGCCGATACAATCAGGAGTTCCAGCTGGCCGCCCAATTGAGGCACAGGCGCGATCTGAACCTGAAGCGGTGGCGGCCCCATAATGGAGTAAGCTTCCGGCGAGCCCGGGGTCACCGACCATGTTTGATCTCCCGCCGTCAGTTCCCGCTCATCCGATCTCCATAGCGGCGTGTAATAGACGGAACTGGTGGTACGGCTACTCGATGCGCCACCACCTCCCATATTCAAGCTGAAGGGCAAGGACAGGCCCACCCCAGCGCCACCCCCGGATATTATTTCGGTCACGACGTTCGTGACATTCCGCCATGCCACCCGCCGCACGTCGATGACGGTATCGACCAACAGCTCCCGCCCGATCGGCGGAGAGAGCATGTTGATGATGGATACCGTGGTGACGCAGCCGGTATCGGCCAGGAACTGATTTAGTCGATTCTGGACGGCATTGACGATGTCCGCATAGGTGAACATCTCCGTCCCGGTCCAGGATGTTTGCGAGGATGCCGATTCCAGCAGGTGGTATTGGATCGCCTGGATGATCGACTGGTCGGTGACCGTGTAGTCCAGAAGCCCAGGGCACTGGACGGAGAGGTCGTAGAAAGGAGTTCCCGTGGATGCTGGGAAGGCGGCACGCTCGCGCCAGAACCCAGAAAGGAGTCCAAACGTACGGAGAGACTCCGTTAATAGAATCGTGAGTTCGGTATCCGTCCAGAAGACGTTACCGGTATCAAACAGACGGGTGGCTAGCTGAGTCTTGAGCTGCCCAAGCGTGGAATAAGAGTAAGGCATTCAACTATTTACCAACCCAACCGGTATTCGTGTTAGTACCGGATTCCTTCACGTAGAGTGTGGTCGCTGATCCACCGGATACGTTCAGGTAGATATCCCCAGGACTCCCGGTAAAGGCGCTATTCGGGCTACCCGCGCCCGTATAGATATGGCATCCATGCGCGCCGTTCGTCGAGACCAGCAACCCCGTTGTGGCGCTCAGGGTCCGAATCACGAAATCGCCAATCTGTGAATTAGCACCAATCTCGTTAGCGGCACCCGGGAACCCAATAATATCCTGAACAACGTGGTTCGCCCGGAACTGGATCGTGACGTTTCCGGAATCCGCCCGATCCAGGATCAGCGATGGATCGGCGAGTGGGTAATAGACTAGACCGTCATTTCCAGCAGCATCGAAAATATCTAAAGAAGGATGCCCTGTTTGACCAGCCCCGCTTTGAATTAAGAGCAGCGTGACGCCTGTCGCTGGTGTGTTATCCAGGATGTGAAGGGTGGCATTTGCCGGGACTATGAAGTTGGGGCCAATCGCCAACCGGCTATTCGGCGCATCATAAAATGTCCCGTCCAGCGATCGAAATGCCCCGGTCACCGATAGGGGACCCAGCGTACAATTATCCGCAGCATTATTCAGCCAGTGCGGATTGGTGACGTTGTAGCCGTAGCCGTTAGCGATACTGACGTAGTTGTTCGCGATGAACTCCGCACTCCTCGTCACCACGCCGTGAAGTCCGATCGAAAACATGTCATTATTCAGGATGTCCATCTTGCCGGTCGCCGCCGCAGTCTCGATTCCGTTGCCACCCACCGATGCAATATAATTACCGGACGCCACGATGTTCGTGGATGCGTCTTCGATGAAGATTCCATCCCGGTCGGTATTCTGTATCGTGTTGTTCGCAATCATTAACCGCAGCGATCCAGCGACACCGGCAATATCAATACCGTCACCCCGAGAGCTGGGATGGACTGTAATTTGCCGGATGAGATTGTCGCTGATATGGACATCGGTTGAGTCGTAAACACGGATACCACCGCCGCCCACCGTATCGACAAGGTTGCCTGCGATGAGAACCACATCGCCAAAAATGACTTGGATTCCTTGCGGATTGGTCGCTGTCGAGACGAGACCCGTGTTGTAAACCGTATTTCCAATAATTTGCACGCGCCCGATATGACCATTCGGGTCTGACCCATTGATCGCAATGCCGCCGCCGCCACAGTTGGAGATGTTGTTGTTGGCGTAAATGGCATCGGTCGTTGCGCCATTCGCGCCTTGAAGGCTAAATGCGGGATATCCAATGGCGAGGCCAATATTACGGACGGTGTTATTGGCCACAAGGATACGATTGGGTCCACCTTCCGTTGGTTTGCAGGCGGTGCGGTCGACTGTATCGATCAGGTTGCTGGTGATCACGATGTCGGATGCATCGATGATCATCCCATTGCCGTAGGCCATCCCCACGGTGTTGCCGTAATGGATGTTCTTGATAACGTTGTGGCTGACCAAAACATATTCCGTGGTCTGCCCGCTGCCGCCATTCGTGAAGATCGGGTCCATGTAGCAATCGACAAAGGTATTGCCTTCGATGTAGACCCGCCCGCAATTGTTGAAATTGACGGAAGAGGTCGAGACATTCACGAACCGGTTATCGAGGATATGGACATCGGTCGCGCCTTCGATATCGATGGGCGTGTAATAGATCCGGGGCGCTCCCGAGTTCCAGGAGCCGCCGACATCCGGCTGAGTCGCAACGCTGGACTTATTGCCATCGAAGACGCAGCCGGTCACCGTGATGAATGTTCCTGTTAGCCGGAACATCTGAATTCCGATGGCCTGCCCATTCGGGAAAGTGAACGTGGTGCCACTACCAATGATGGATGCGTTGTTCCCGGAGATCGTCGTTAGCGCCGAGACACTGACCGTGGATGCGCCAAAGAGCAGGGTTACATTGGGCTTGGAGATGACAATCGGGGCCGAGATCGCTTGAAAACCGGTACACTCCCGGCAGTCAATAATACCTCCTGTTGCCGGAAGTGCCGCATATGCCGCCAGGATTTCCGCGCCCAGTGTTGTGCTGGGGCCACACTTGGTTTTTGTCGAACCGGACGCGAGGGGGTCAAATGCCTGAACATCGCCGATCGTGAATGGAGCGGATAGGCTGCCCCCAGAGAATTGAATGTCGTACCGCCCATCGGAGGCGTAGAAGAACCATGTGCCGTCCGCACCTGCGGTGAAAGGATTGGCTTTAGCGGTGCCCGTGTTATCGGCGTAGATCGTGGCGAGAGTGACGGAGTTGGCGATATATACCGTAATCGTGGCGGACGGAAACGATCCCTGCACTTTGCGAGAGATCGTTCCCGCTGCGCCAGTGATAGCGAGAACCGTGTTTCCAGCTTCGACCCAGCCTTGAATGCGCTGCATTAGAACTGGTCGGGCTCTCCGCCTGGATTCGGCATCGACTTCTCGTAGAACTTTTCCGGCTGACTGTTTGGACCTTTCGTGCGACGGAACGTGTTGAATATCGGGCAGTAGTCCTCATCATATTTCCCGGCGCTACCGTCGGGGACATTACCATTCTTCTGGAACCAGTCACCTGTCATTGGACTATCAACAAAATCACCCATAGTGGTCTCCTTTCCGGTGAGTGTACCGGACTAAATCGCGTGGGACTGCAAGAATCGCATATCCCCAAGAGGCGTTGCCCAGGCCCAGGACATTGCGGGGTAGGCATAGCTCAAGTTCTGCATGAACACTTCGTCATCCTGGCGCTCCATATCCTGAAGATTCTTCGCGTTGAACTTGGCATAACGCTCGGCGTTCATCATGCTGTAGTAGACATTCGGCTTATCCGCCGATGGCCCCGGGTAACTACATACTTCTTCCATGGCCATATCCACCAGCACGTCCCCACGGATATAGCGCGGCAGTACGGCTCCGGGATCATTCAGGTCGATAGGCCGGGACTCGTAGAGGAACGGATAGACGTGGTTCGCCTGCTGATGGGGCCAGAGTTCATACCGGGGCAAGCCCGCATTCGAGATCGCGGTGGCCGAGATCGTGAAGATGTCTCCAGAAGTATAGGTACCGCCCAAAGGGAACGCGATATTGATCCCGTCCGCCAGACTCTGGGCCGCCCCTCCGGGGTCGGTCGTCACATTCGTGGTATAGGCCCCATTGTCCTTCGACCACTTATAGATCGCGGTACCGGCTGCGCCGCCATTCGTCATCTGGATGGTGTAGATGGCGCTGACCGGAGCGGTGAAGACGCCGGTGGTGGCTGGGATACTACCTGTCCCGTTGACCTGGACCGGCTGGCCTACAATCCCCACCTGGGAGGTGGTGTAGTCCCGGAAGGACACCACATAGGCATTCCCGATATTGGCCCGCTGGGCATCCCAGATATTGATCTCCGACTGAGACACGTCCAGATAAAGCTGCCAGTTGAAAGAGGGGTCCCAGAGACAGATGAACTGATGGAAGTCCTGGGGAGGCGTATAGAACGCCTGATAAATCTGATAATGCTGAAGCGTGCCATTGATTCCGCCCCATGGGGAATCCAGCTCCAGCTGGGTCGTGGAGTCCACAATCGCCACCGTATAGATGGGATTGGTCAGGCCGAGGCGGAGCTGCTGACCGACCAGAGCATTGTTCCAGGCCGTACCCACACCAGTGACAATGGTGGAGTTCTGGGTAACCGTAATGGTTCCGGCTGTGGTGGGGACGGGAGCGATGAACTGACCGAACTTCACCAGCCAGGACCAGCGCCGTGCTTCCGCCAAACGACGGAACGCATTGACCACCATGTCCTGGGCCAGCTTCGGTCCTAAGGCAGGACAGCGGAGCATAACCCTATTCCAACACTCTTGATAAGTGTCTGCCGTTGCCACTCCGCTGTCCTCTCTCTTACAGCCCGGTCACGCACCCCTGAAACGTCAATCCTGCCGCCGAAGTCAGCGTGATGACATTTCCAGAAACCGTAAAGCCGTAGGCTGTGTTGGTTGTCGGCGTCAGATCGATGGTCCGAACCACTTTGATCCCGGCCACCGTTAAGGTATCGCCATTATTGGCAAAGACAACCGAGCTATACGCGACCTCGCGCGTATGCCCGGTCACATTGCGCCGTCCTTGGTAGACAACGGTTGCCGCTGCCATTACTGCACCTCCGGAATATCGACGTCCACTGGGGTGACGTTCGATACCGCAGGGCCAGCGGCGACACCGAGAACCTTGCACGTGATGGCCGTCCCCGGGTTGATCGCAACGCCCTGAGCTGCCGTTGTCGACGTATCGCCCACGATGGTCTCACCACCGGTCACGGTTCCCGTGGTCTTCACCGAGATGGAGCGCCCGCGCTGCAGGATGTCGCAGTAGTTACCTGCGGTTACTGCGCTGCGGAAGACTCCAGCGATGAAATTGCGGAAGCCGCTATTGAGCATCGCCTGACCTTGCATACCTGCAGCACCGGCCTGAGCCGCGTCATTGGTGACGAGGTACTTGGACTTGTCTTTCCAGTAAGCGATCTGATTGGCAGCCACAACACCGGAAAGACTTCCGGCGACGGCAGCGGAGTCCAATTGAACGCGCTGATAGGCCCGATCCGGAGGGGACGCTTCAAAGCGAATACCGAGAGACCCGGGCTGTCCACCCATGCTGACGGCGGTGAGCGATGTCCCGAAGTCGGCGGCGGAGATGTTGGTCGTGTCCGGATTCCCAGTCGGGAGCCAGATCGTACCGGCAGACTGTCGATTGGCATCAGCCATATGTTCCTCCCTTAACCAGTGATTCCGTACAGTTGCTTGTGGTAGCGTGGAGCAAAGGTCCACTGGTAAGCCAGTAGCACTTGTCCGGCAACCTTCGTGTTGCCCTGCGCCGGTTTAAATCCTGTGAAGCCCAGCTGGTATTCCGGGTCATCCGAGATATAAAAGTTGAAGTAGGGTTTCCGTACATTCAACATCCAGAGCGACTCTGCGGTCACCGTGGGGTACGCGGTTAGCGCACCGCCCGACATGAACTTGAAGAAGTTCACGGCGTTCGGATCGCCAGAGCCGGAGATGTAAGTCCCTGGCGCATAACGATCGCGCAGGATGATGGCATCATTGAACTTCATCCCGTTGAATCCAATCTTCGGATCTTGCGTGTCGTTGAAGCGTTGCTGGGTCTGGAACTTCTCTTTGATGTAGGAGTAGCCCAGATAGGTGGTCACGAGGTGGGTGGGTTCCTTCATGGGTCCAAAGGAACAGGCCCCGTAGTTCTCTTCGAGCGTGGGGTACTCAATGGTACCGTTCACGTTGACGGGAACCGAGTTCAGGACCGATCCGACCGCACCGCCACGGGTGATGGTGCCGTAGGTCGAATAGGTGGAGCCGTCCCAGCTGGCGACGGAGTTGTCGTTGAGAGCCTCGGCCAAGCCATTGATATTCTTGATATAGTTGGCTTGCTGGCCATTCAGATATCCCGCGATATCGATGAAGGCTCCCTGGGTCATGTAAGCGGCTGTCGTTCGAGACTGGATCAGCTTGAACGCAGCGTTGTCACCCTTGTTGATGACCTGAATGTCTTCCTTCGTCAACGTCACGTTCACTTCACTGAACTTGATGTTGAACTGAAGCTGTTGTTCGATCTGCGGTTCCGAGATATCGAAGTCCTGACCTTTTGCGTAAGGACCACCGATCAAGCCTGCGTAATAGAAGTTTTCTCCAATGAACCGACCGCCATCGAAATCCTCACGAACCGTTTGTTTCGCAAGGGCAGCGAGGGCCGCTTCCTGGAAAACCATATCAACAAGCTTTGGCGTCTCTCGGATATACCGCTTGGTTGCGGCGTCGATCGCGGATAGTTCAGCCAATGGTTTTCTCCTACGCCGCTACGCGGCGTGATTACGTTTTTTCCGTCAGTCCAGCGAAGAACGCTTCACGGGAGTGTTGCTCCTGCTCGCGGTCTCCCAGCTTCGCCACTTCTTCCTTGCGGTCGAAGAACGGCGAGAACTGCTTGGCCTGATGGTCGGTTGGTATCTGCTTGCGGGAGAAACCGTCTCGTATCCCCTCCTGGTATTTCTGTTCCAGGCGGGTATTGAATTCCGTTTCACGCTGCTTTTCCACTTCAGGGGCAATCCACTTCTCGTAGGCATTAAAGAGATCGCCACCCCATTCGGGATGCTCTTTCCATGTCTTCTCGAATACGACTCGGTCCATGGGCTTATTAAAACGCTTCATGTGATCGAAATCCGCATCGCGGAAGGAGAGATAGGCTTGGTCCCGTCGGCTCAACACCGACTCCAGGGAGGCCTGAAGTTTGGCTTCTACCAACTTATCAATGTCTGCTTGCGTCATCTGTGTGCCCTCACGTGTGACCGTTGTATTCGGATTGGCCTTTCGGAGCTGATCCAGCTCTGCCAGACTATTGATATAGTCTTGGTATTTGAGCTGCTCCTTGTCGTACCATTCCTTATATTCCGCATCCTTCTTCGCCTCTGCCTTGGTCCGCACATCATCCAGATCGTGCGAATAGTCCGGCAACGGTTTAAAGTTTTCCGTGAAAGCCTTCTGCGCTTTCTCGTCATCAAATACCGCAAGCACCTGCTTCAGGACGTCGTCCCCCAGCCCAGCTTTCGCGAAAATGTCACGAGTGTACGCTTTGATATCATTCACCTTTGGCATCATCTACTCCCAGACACCTGCGTTTGTTACGGTTTCGGGCTATCGCCCTCACGCTTCGCTCGCCCAGTGCCCTAATCGACGATCTATTGCATTCCTCCCTGGACTGGAGGCGCGGTCGGGGCAGCACCGGCTTGCGGAGCGCCCATTCCCGAACCACCCGAACCTGGGGGATTTCCAGCAACCACATCCGCCACCATCTGCGGCACCACCTGCTCAAAGCCACCCATGATTTGCTGGATACCCTGAGCCAGCGGAGGCAGGAGTGCGGATAGTTTCATCAGATCACGCCGGAGATCGCCCATCGTTGCCATGATCTGGACAGCGGGGTTCGACATATCGACACCTGTGGAGCCCTGGCCCCCATCCGCCATCGCCATCAGGCTTTTACCCTGACGGGGAGGCTGTGGGGGCGCAGAGTCCAGTTGGCGTCGGTTCCCACCACTGCGATCGGTATCGACTACGATATCCGGCATGATCACCCTTTCGCCCCAAAGAAAAAGCCTCGATCCCTCTCGCGCGAGATCGAGGCTTTTCTAACTTCTTTGGGTGAGCCCCAGACTGGCCGGTCCGGGGATTCTATTAATATTTCTTGGACTTGCCTCCGAACTTGACACCCTTGGTGGGTGCATTCATCGGGGTGGTGACAAAGCCACCTTGCTTGCCGCCCCCGAGAGAGCCGTTCTTGGCCATAATCCCGCTGTTACCTTTCTTTGCCATAAAATCTCCTTATCGTTTCTTGCGATTCTTGGCGAGCCCAGCTTCCGAGAGACTGATGGCAATCGCCTGTTTGCGGTCTTTGACCAGGGGACCACGGGCAGATCCCGAATGCAGCGTCCCGGCCTTAAATTTTTCCATCTCCTGTTTGACTCCGGCTTGTCCTTTAGCAACAGGCATTAACGCTTACCCTTCGCCATGCTACTGGATTTCGTGAACTTGTACTGACTGGATTTCTGTAAGGGCGATGCCAGTGGGGCTGCGGAGGAGTTGATGGGCTTAACCATGGATTGCTTTTTCATAGCTGTTTTGTCGTAGCCGATGGTCCCCTTCGCCTCCATGCGCTTTCGGGCATCGTCCAGGTAATTGGGGCTATCGGCCATATCTAGATCACATCATACAGGCAATGTCAACGAATGGCGTAAGTAATGCTGACGCCGTCGCCCGATGTTCCAACATCGATGAACAGATCCTGGAGATCCCCATAAGTCACCGCCGAAATGGACGGGATTAAAAGGGTTGTCCCTTTAGCGATCTTGGTGCCGACGGTGGTTGAACTCTTAACCAGAGACGTCGACTTCGACGTCGGGTTCACGCCACCAATATAGATATCCGAGGTATTCCCATTCAAGGCCGTGATCAGGCACCAGTTAAAGGGCGTACGGGCGGACGCTAAGGGGACCGGCGTTCCCGCTGTGGTCGAAGTCACATTCGCAATGGTGTAGATCATCTAAAGAAGCTCCTGGCCCAGTTCATGAGCCGAGTATACCAAGGAGTGGAAATGTGCTCCCGGATCTCGATCAGCAATCGATTGTTGGCCCGAACCATATTTGAAATCGCGAGAATCTCATAGCCCATACCCTCGATTAACTCCCGCGCAGGATAAGGCTCCGGCTGTTTCGCCGGAGGCGGATATATCACCTCATCCTTAATTTGAAGCCATGGATCTCCAATTTGGATATGGTCCGTCATGGTCACCAATGGAATCTTATTCATACCAGATATGAGACGATTACGCCTTCTCCAGTATTGGTGGCATCGACCCAGAAATTTTGCATATCCACTGCCCCGGGCGATGTCGGGTTGCCTCCTGTCGCCGATGGGGGCGTGGCTACGGTGGTTGCTGGAGCGCCAAGAATCGCCAGGACCGTCCCCGATGGATTCACATTGGAGGCATTGGCCCGGACGGTATTATCAGACCCAATGACCACCCGGGCTGTATTATTCGGGAGGGCCTGAAATAGAGCCGCCTGGGCTGCCAGATGACTCGCCTGAACCTGGACCGGTGTCCCTGGTGTGGCTACGGTGACGATTGCTAAGAAACGCCACGACATATCTATCTCCTGATCCTGCTTCGTCCAGCATGGGTCGTACAGCCGAGCGTCACCTGGCTCGTGCCATTATAGGCCGCTTGCGTTCCGGCTTGATTCTGAATCAACACGTTGAAGAATGTCGTGGTTCCACAATTCAGAGCACTGATATTGGCCGTCGCGATATCCGTGGTCAACCCGACCACGATCGTACCGTTCGCCAGCATGTTGGCGACGGTCGTGATGTTGTTCGTGGTGGACTTGTAGACGGCATACTGAAGCGTGTTTTGCGGGCTGACCGCATCGCTTCCCTTCGTCCAGTTCAGAGCCAGGGAGTTCTGGGTCACGTTGGTCGTAGGACTGAAGTTTCCCGCGTTGCCGGGTGTCGGTGCGCCGTTGAATTCGTATGCCCCGATATCCAGAGGCGCAGCCACGGGCCGGACATCACTCATAGCAGGATCGAGATAAATTGTCGTTGGTGTCAGACTGATGCCGTTTGCAGTTCCCGGGTTGGTTCCGGCGTTGATCTCGCTGGCACCTGCAACAAGCCGATAGTTCCCCGAATCGGAGGCGACAAAGTCTGCGCTTGTGGCCGTGGTGTTGTTATTGGAGGCAAGCGTGGGAGCCGTGGTGTTATAGAGTGTTCCACCGTTCGCAAAGATATTGTTCTGACTTACAAATGTAGGTGTGGGACCACCCGCAGTGATGACATCCAGGAAATTGCCGCCGCCATAGTAGTTATAGAAAGTGTTGTTGACGACATAGACTCGATTGGTTGGCGAGTAGCCGCCACCGCAGTTGGAACCGTGCTCTTCGGCACTCTGGAACAGGCCGTGATAGGAACTGTTCACCCCTTGTTCGACGACGTTACCGATAAAATAAATGTCACCTCCGCAGGGGAAATCTACAGGGGATTCCGATGAGCCCTCCGCGCCTGTCTGAGAGGTTATAAAGTTGGAGTAGACTTCATTCCTTCTAGCGCGTGATTTTAAGTTGTGCCCTCCAATAGCATTGCTGACCTTGTTGTAGCGGAAGATGAGGTGGTCCTGCTCGCCGATATACACGTTGTGCTCACTTCCATCTGCTGCACCATTATGGATAATGACGTTGTGATCCGCGGTCGTCGTTAAAGTATCCGTGAGCGAGTTCCCGCCAAGTACCCCCACTTCATTGTCGTGAAGATATAGATTCGTCAGCGTAATGTCGGTCGTGTTCGCATAGCGTACCGCTGCCGTATTCCCAGAAGCACCATATGCACCGGAGACTTCCAAGTTCTCCAAGGTGACCAACTGCGGCAAAACGCACCCCGGAAATATTCGGAATATTCCCTGATCATTCGAGACGGGGTTGGTTCCCGTGCCGCCGTTCGCTACCGTGTTGTTGTAGTTGCCTCCGTCCCAAGGGAAGGATGCTCTCGTGCCTGGAGGTCCGACGCCACGGATGGTGAGGCATTTCGCAATGTCATAGGACGTTCCTGGAGTGGTACTGGTGTTGTAGTCCACCTCGATCGTGTCGCCATTGTTAGCGGCGGTATAGGCTGCTGCCAGCGTCGTATATTGCTTATCGTTCCCAACCTGAAGTGGCCCCGGACTCTGCGTTGTCGCAGTAACGATGTTGGAATACCCAGAAAAATTACCTGCTGCATCCGTCGCTTTTACTCGCCAAGAATTGGTTGTTCCTATTGCCAAATTATAATCACTGGCGGCTGGTGTCGGCGGCGTTCCACTGACCACTTGATCCAACGCGAAGTTCACACATCCCACACCAGCGCAATTCTCAACAGTATAGCCAGTGACAGCGACGTTATCCGTAGAGGCAGCCCAGCTACAGTTGACTTGGCGGTAGGAAATCACCGTACAGTTTAATGACGCTGGCGTACTTGGCGCTGTTGCATCACTATTCGTCATTGTCGTTGCGGTCGCCGTATTCGAATAGCCAGATAGATTAGCCGCTGCATCCGACGCTCGCACACGATAGCCATAGGGCGTATTCGTAGCGAGGCCAGTGTCGGATAGTACGGTTACTGGAGGCGCACCGTTGACCGTCGCCACTTGCACCGTAGGGGAACACGCCCCACCGGAACATCGCTCGATTAAATAGGACGTGACTCCAGTTGCATCGGTGGACCCTGTCCAACTCAGATTGATCTGCGATTGCGTAATGGAGGTAGCGATTAGACTGGACGGATTGGTCGGAGCCGTTACGTCGTTAGACCCAGACGGTTGCAGTACAATTTTGTCTAAAATGAGAACTTGTTGACCGCCCAATTCGGAAGCAACATTGACTAATGAATAGGTTCCTGTCGATGTGCCGTCTACCGTATAGCTTGTTGTCCCGGTAGCTCCTGCCGCTATGGTTGCGGAGGTCATCGGAAACCACGGAGCCGTACTATCGCAATTGAACGATCGGTTTTCGCACTTAAAACTAATCAGTGGATTCAGTGTGACCGGGATAGTGTCATTGTTGTACCACGTCGCTGTGATGATTTCACCGGGAACAAAAACTCTCGGGTTCGTCGCCGTCTTGACTCCCTGGAAGTTGTAGCGCTGCGTGTTGGTGTAATACTGGACGGCTCCGCTGACTCCTCCGCGAGTGAACTCGTCGGTATAGTTATCCATGACCGTCGTCGTCCATCCCGTTAAGGCGTACGTATCGGTGTGGGTCACTGGTCCAATGCCAGCCGTTACCCCGAGAAAATCGACGAGCGTGGTTGTTGCAGGAGCCATCTGGGTCGTATCGGTGGCCGTGTTCGAATATCCCGATAGATTTCCGGCGATATCATTGGCCCTAACCCGATAACTGTATGATGTTGAACCGTTGAGGGCTTGATCAGAAAATGTAGTGACGGGAGGCGCACCGTTGATCTGTGCGACCTCGACAAACGTGCTGCATCCACCACCGGAACAGCGCTCCACGCGATAGCGCGTGACGCCGACCGCATCCGATGAGGCGCTAAAGCTCAAATTGATCTGTGACGACGATACCGCCGTTGCCGTCAAACTTGATGGCGCAGTCGGTGGCGTGGTATCCGGGGCTTGAGTGGTCGCTGTCGCCGTGTTCGAATATCCCGATAGATTTCCAGTGGTATCAAATGTTCGGACCCGATATGAATATGATGTCGATGCAGTCAGACCAGTAACGCTATACGAATTGGTGGCTGTCGTATTGACCTGTGCGAAATTGGAACAACCGCCGCCAGAGCATTGCTCGACGTTATAACCGCCAACGGCCACGTTGTCCGTCGATCCAGTCCATGCGAGATTGATCTGTGACGACGAGATCGCGGTAGCCGTCAGGCTCGAAGGATTGGATGGCGGTGTAGTGTCTGGAGATCCATTGCTCACCCGCAATACAAACTCATCAATGGCCCCGCCGTTATTGACCGCAAAGCACTCGCCACAGGTGGACAGCGCCGCGTTTCCTGGACCGTACATATATGAGAAGCGTTTAAAGGTACGACCCGACTCTTCTGCCGCTCCTACGGGTGGCCCACCACCAGCAAAGCTTATCGATGTGGATGTGTTCGTGTCCGGGTTGTAATCGAGGACAGATGCGCCACCGTTCCAGAACACGATATGATGCGATACGGGATCGTATTCCATCCCTGGAGATCCGCCCAGTACACCACCTGTCGGCTGCGGGTTCAACACATGGAAGACATTGGCAGTGGCGTTGGAGGTGATGTCCACATATCCCAGCACATTGCAGGTATGCGCGAACAACCAGAACCTTTTGCGGGATGCGTCAATAGTGCCAACAGTATAGTTGTATCCGCAGGTGGAATTGCCGACCAGATTACTTGCAGATACCTGGGTCAAGGTGTGGGTGCTTAGGTTGTAGGTGGCGATCATTCCGTCCACCGTGGCCGTCCACATCAAACCGCTGTTGGGATCGTAAGCGAGTACACCGTCTCCGTTGTTGCTGAAGTTGTTGAGGGTATTATTCGGGTCCCAACCCGATCCTTGAGCCACTTCAAAGCATGGTCCCGATGCGCTCACGTTCACGCAAGTGGTGATGGGGTTGAGGTAGGTATAGGCTCCAGAGGCGTAAGAAAAATACCACCAATCTCCGTTCGTCTGTCCAATGGTGGATTGCGCTCCACCGTTGATAAACATTCCATCACCGGGCGGGTAATAGGCAATGATGCTGTAACTATGCCGATCGTTTGGAGTCACACCACCATCACAGCTATACCCGACAACACTAAAATTCGTCGCGCATCCATGCGCAGTTGGGGCAGTAATTTTCGAACTGGCCGGAGTTCCGGTCAGAGTAAAGGCGAACTGCATGTTGGTGTAATTATCAGTATGTCCCCCTCCCCAGACAATCATCCGGCTTCGCAGGGAATCCCAGAAGCCGCCGCTGTAGGCGTAAGGACCACCGCTCGCCGCTCCAGCACCGCATACACCACCACAGGCCGTGTCGGACAGGTTTGTCATCTTTGTCCCCGACCCGCAGTCATTCCAGCCAATCGTGCCGTTGTTGAAGCAACTCGTCTGGGCATGAACCACCGGGCGTAGATGTTTGTAGGTGATCCAAAACGTCAGGACAAAGAGCAGAAGATAAAGGAAACGCCTCATCGACCAACTCCCAGAAGCATGAAGCTCTTTGTTGGAGTGACGCTACCACTAACAGAATCATCTAGCGGATGAGGATAGGTGTAGGGCGTATAGACCGCATTTGTCCAGGTGTTCGTAGAGGTGCATTTGTCCAGGACGCCATTGTAGTAATTGACGCTATCGATGACGATTGGCGTTCCCGCATGGATGGAGTTCCAGCTCCCTTGATCCACAGACCAGTAGACGACTCCAGTCGTGCAAGTGGCCGGTCGATGCGCTCGCGTGCCCCAGCCCGTTCCGGTAGTTCCGGTAAATGGCGTTGAGGAATTGGTGTTCGCTCCGCTGGCTTGAAGGTAGTAATCTCGATCTGCTACTACGCGACCCGAGGATTGATTCGAATCGATCGCACCGCCGTAACCGCTATTCCAAATGCCGAAATCATTCGCGAAGATGTAGACGGGATCGACGGCTTGATGCGGCCACGAAATCGACGCGCCATTTAGTTTGCTTGGAAACGAGCCAGTCAGTAGATCGCCTTTACCGCGCCCCGGTTGGTCGATGCAGGCATATCCGAGAGCGCCACTGGAATTCTGGTCCCAGTTGGAACCATTTCCATTGAATGCGGTTCCACAATATCCCCAACCCGTTGGCGTGGCGGCTTGGGTATAAGTAGTGTTATCTTTGCGCGTGACATTGACGATGATTCCATTCTTTAAGCCGCTCGTGCCCGAACCCGCATCCCCAAAAGCGCCCCAATGTATAGAGGGTCCACTAGAGGCGTCACCGACGTCATAGGCAGGCTGTGACTGTCCCATAGCGGCAAGATATTGATTCTTGTAGTTTTCCGTGGCGCGGCAGCCGCGATCATCGCCCGCGTGTCCCGTGGCGTGCATTTCTGGACCCGACGTCCAATATAGAGTGTTGAAGCGAATCACCACGCGGCTTGCGGAATAGCAATCACTGACACGACAACTTGTGCCGCCCGTATTGCAGTTGACGACGTTGTTTTCGAGAAAGAAGAACGAGGAGGTTCCGAAATTGGTATCCGCTGCCCAATTCTCATTGCCCTGGACGCTAGCGCCGTAACCGTTATGAAAATAAAACGCAATGGCGTCATTCGCATCCAGAATGTTGTGATCCCCAACGCCGTAGACTTGGCCTTCGAAATCAATGGGATTGCCGTTGCCGTTCGTGTGAGCTGAAGAGTTCGTATACGTTGTCGGATTGAAATGGTTGTGGTCAATTCTGGCGGTTCCCGTTCCATTGAACACCGTCATCCAACTTTTATCCGAGCCGGTCCCGCCGACAATTGTGAGGCCCGCCATACGAAACGTGCCGCTGCCGTTCACCGTGATCGTCAGGATGGGCGATCCGCCCGAAGGCGTGTTGTCTGTAATGGTCGTGACGTCACCACCGCCTGTCGTCGTGAGACTGCCTTGACCGCGAAGATTCCCCCCTGCTGGAGCCGTCCAACTGAGCGCCGATGTCGCGCTGAGATTCGATGTCACCGTAATGACGTCGTTGGCCGTGGTTGCTGCGGTAAAACAAGCTCCAAGATTAGCCCACGTGTTTGCAGTCCAATTCGGGGATGAACCGCTACAGCTAGCAATCGCTGTCGGTGAAAACGACATGCCGACACAAGTCCAATTACCGGACGTATTCTGCGTAAAGTTCACGGCTGTCGAGGACGCACTTACCTGAAATTCCGTGGCAATGCCGAACGTACCATCATCCGCACCAATCGTCCAAGGCGAATTGGCTGTTGTGATTTGATTATCCGGAGAGCAGGTTGCAATCAGCAATTCACCAGAACTTGTCGCACTGATGGTCGGTGTAGTAATAGCTGTACTGGGGCCACCCGTTCCACTCGACTCCAGGTCGAGCACCGTTGTAGATGGCGTAGAATCGGTAAATACATCGCATTGCATAGCACCGAAACCAGTAGCACCCCAACTGCTAAATGCGGCGATAATGGTACCAGAGGCGTTCGCCGGAGCATTCTTTAAATAAAACTGGTAGTGATTTCCGTTGAATGGGGAAGCGGGAGCCTTGGTATAGCTATTCGCGTTGGAGTCGGCTACAGAAATCGACGCGGGCGAAGTATTGTCAATACCGTTGGACCAGAAAACATAGCACCGTATTAAATCGGTCGTCGATGGGTTCGACGATGCGGTACAAGTCGAACCCGTTCCATTAGGCGCAAAGGAGTTTATGGTGCAGCCAAAAGTCGCCGTGGCCCGATGCGTATAGGACGCATAGGACGGATGCGCCCACAGGAGACATGCGAGGATAAGGAGTATGCGTTTCATTAGAATGTCGTGGTGGAATAGAAGCCGTTACAGTAAACCTTGGTGCTTGATCCAGTCGTCACATTCGCCGCGAATAGGCCATTGCCGATGGTCGGCACCTTGAGTGGCGTGGGGAAGACGAATGTACTTCCCCCGCCACCTGTTGTTGCCACGGCTGCTGCTGGCGCAGGTAGGTTATAGATGATGGTGCCTCCCGATCCGTCCTGTATGCTGATATCGGTCGATACCGTCAGGCTTGAATTGGAAACTGTGCAGTTGGTGGCATAGTAGTAGTTCGAAGCTAGCCCTGCGACCACCGACGTGGATGTCGTGCCGGTCATTGCCGATGCCGTACCGCCACTCTTGAGCGTTCCATCCGCCCACGGTCGTACCCCGCCGAGATAGTTCGTGCCTGCGGGCAGGGCATTGGTGATCGCTGTAACGGCGGTGACAGTGCCGGAATCCACGACCATATGAAGGTTCGACCCCGTCGCCTGCTTGACCACACAGCCGAGGTCGGTCGCGCAAACGACCGAGTCCGAACTTGCCGCAACCTGTGTTCCTGTCGCCGCAGCCGTTATCCTTCGTACTTCCACTGGCTGCTGGCCGACGAGCACCAGGGCCAGCGTTAAAACAATGAACACTGAGATCGTGATTTTAGTCATAGTCCCCTTATGCAGGCAGAACGTAGTAACTGATCACCACGTCCATCGATCCGCCCGTCGGGACCGAACACGTGATGCGTAAATCTTCACCGTCGGCACCGCAGCCGAGTATTCCGGAGCCATCGCCTTCGGTATGATGCAGGCCAGAGCCAATGCCGGGATGGGCATGGACCACTCCCGTGGTGGTTGGCGTGTTCACCAGCCCAAAGCCGATCACAAAGGATACGCCTGAGGTCGTGATGCCGTTATCCAGAGCTACGGTGGAACGGGTCACCACAATCTTATGGGAAGCGGCGACCGTCACAATGGCGGTATCGGCCTGAGCCGCCGTAATGTTCAAGCGAATGGTCTGAACGTTCGGATGCCCTGGCTGGACGAATGGAATCCCTTGAGTATTTGTGGGGACGTTCGCGCGCTGGCCGGTCGTGACCGTTGGGGGATCGGCACCCATATTGACGGCCTTGCCGCCGATCTTGACCGGGTTTCCGGAATCGCTCGAACCCGCCGCCACATCGCCACCTACGGGCACAAACGTGGTGAGGGATACCCCATTGATGGAGGTCAGATCCATCTGGCCCGCGTAGACCGTTCCTGTGGGGTTGACTCCCGTTTGGCCCCGGAGCGTGCCAGCCACATTCAAGCCGCCATAGTCGGCCTGAGTCGGAACTGCCGAACCGGTATTCGAGGACGCTCCGTTTCCGGTCGATCCACCGGTGACATTCACGTCCAGGGAAATCTTTGAGGAGTTGTTGGTGGCGGTCACTCCCGTCAGGGTTCCACCAACGCTGGCACCGGTATAACTGGCTTGGGCGGGAACGGCGGAGCCCGTCGCAGAAGCGGCTCCATTACCCGCAGATCCTGCGGCCACATTCACTTTCAGGAATCCGGAAGCATCCAGATTCCCGGCTGCCATGTTGGTACCTGCGGAATCCTTGAAGCCAATCGCAGTGCCTGGGGTCGGGAAGGCCGAACCAAAGTTCGATGACGTTCCACCAAAGGCAATACTGGACGCCACCATATTGACACGTA